GGGGTCTGATTATCCCAGAACCTTTTATTGAAGAACAAGGTTCATTCAGTTCTGGGATTTTGAGTTACGGCATGTTTGGGCCGTCCCTCGAAACTTCACCCTTGCTTTCGCTTGGGTTCTCTCCTGCGCCTCGGTGCGGTTGATTAGGAGAGCCGCTGTACCTATTTACTTGTCAAACTCCAACTTTGTCGGGATACCATCCCTTTGGTCAGAGCGGGCTAATGTCGAACCTTCGAGTCGGCTTTCTAACAAGGAGGTCTGTCCAGTTTGACCTGAGTATCCTTGTTATTTGCCTCCGTCGAGTCCTAGCAGCGAGTTGGACTGGTCCCTTACTCTGTTCGCCGCTAGTACGTCCCGTTGGTCCTACCTTATCGTCGAGATTTCTTCAACGCTAAGGTATCTCACCAAACTTCCGTCCGTTTCTGTAACCTTTCGGCCCTCGGTTGCGAGCGACGTTGGATTGACGAGATAAGAATATCCGCCTCCCCCAACCCCGTCAAGCCGTTGAACCAAGAAATTCCAAATTTCTTAGCGACAACTTATCCACAAACCTTCAACAACTCAATCCTTCATCCGAGTGAAAGTCATGGGGCCGCTGCTGAGAAGGGTGAAGAAGTCTTCCTCGGTCATGGTCTTGGGGCGAGAAATAATGGCGGTTCCTTTGACAACGCCTTCAAACCTGACGCCCTTCTTTTGAAGGCCATGAATGAAGTTGGCGATTTTCTTCGGGAACACATCCGACTTGTCCATGCCAGGAAAGTCGTAGTTATAACCATACGGCTTTGACTGTTTCTCAACAATCTTGACAACCTCGTTGTTCCAGCCAGAAGGACCATGCTCGGTGATCTCAATGATATCACCAACGCAAAGTCCGCAAAGGCAGTTGTTCCGAACTTCAGCCTTCGTTGCGCTCAGTTTGTTGATCCAGAAAGACTCGCCCGTGCCTTCACCAGAACCGTCAAGTTCGCCAGCAGTTTTGCTGCTGATATAGCACTTGCAAAGGTTCTCTTCTGGCTCGGCAGCCTTTTTGGTGGTTTTCTTGACGGTGGTTTTTGTCTTTGGCATGATTTCTTTGTTGGCGCAGAAAGTTTAGTTCGGAGGGTTCTTGGCGTACAGCAGGGCTTGGTCCAGATAAATCGCCGCATTACCGAGGATGTTGTTCCCTGGCAGTTTGGGGAAGCTCCACTCAAGACAGGGCTTTCCGTCATACCGCAAAATCCCGTCAGAGTCTCTGACTCCAACATAGGCATTGCAAACAACCTCAGCCTCTCGACCTTTGCCCTCCATCCAGAAGTCGAACTTATAGCCGTCCTTGTGAAGCGTGACAGTTTTGGGTTTCTTAGTTTCCATATTCGGCTCTTCTCTTTTCCCAGAAGTTATCCAGCCAACGCTGCTCCTCAGCCTCAAGGTCGGCTCTCTTTCCAGTATAAACGCCGCTGTTGGGGAGGTTTTCGCAAGACCAGAGGTTCTTGTGTTGAATCGGAAAAGGAGAACTCTTCTCTCCGCCAAAGATCGTAGGAACTCCGTCAGCAAAGCGCAGATCGCATTCGGTTGCAATCTTCTCAGCGAGATGACGATCTTCGAGCGGAATGGAAACAACAACGAAGGTAAGTCCTTTGTGCAAAATCAAGAACATCTGAAATCGGTCGTTCAATACCTCGTCTTTTGGGTCATAATGTTCATGCTCAAGGCGAGTCATAAACTTTGCGAACCCAACCCGCCCCATAAAACCAACAATGCCAAAACGATCATTGGCGTCAAAATGGGCCTGAATCTTGGCGGTAGTAATCTCGTTGGTTGTTGGAGGATTCATGGTGTCTACTTTCCGACAAGCAGCGAATAAGCCGCAAGACCCTTCTTGAAAACGGCTTCGTCGCCGCCAATGTCAGGATGATTCTTCATGGCGAACTGTCGCCATGCGCTCTTGACCGCCGCTGCGTCAGCGCCTTGCTGCAAGCCCAAAACAGTATACGGGTTGTCCTTATCGAGAACAGCAACAGCCTCTTCCTCGCCCATCATGCGGGCTTCGTAGGTCTTGCGCCATTCCTCAGGATTGCCTCTCTTCTCGGCATGACCGTAAGGAGCGTAGCCTTTGTCGAATGCTCGGCTCTTCTTCGCCATGCTAATTACTTCCGCGCAAGAAGTTTAGTCCTCGTCCTCAATCTCTTCCAGCGCACCAGCGATATGACGCTCCAAGACCTCAAAAGCTGTTTGACCATTGGAGGTTTTTGTGTCAGGATCAATGCCATTGGCCTTGAGAATGGCGACAATGTGTTCAGCGGTATTCGGTCCAGCAACGCTAGCCATTTCGTTTCTCCACCTTCCAAGTCGGGTCTCCGCCAGCGTCCGTCCGCTCAACGGAATAGCCCTTCCTTCTTAGGTCTTGGAAGAAGTCGTGAAGTTTAGTTCTGCTGCCAACAAACAAAGCGCCCTTCAGAAGAAGACCGTTTTTGGCCTTCAAATCTTCAGAAACGCTTTCGATGGACCATGATCCATTCAGCACTGCCAGATGCCTTCTTTCAAAAGGTCGCCAATGGTATTCCCCCTTCCAACGGCTGTTTGGTCCACAACCCCTTTGTCTGTCAACATACCAAGCTCAATAAATGAGCCGCTTGGATCGTTGCGCGACTTTCCGCCGCTGACAACATACTGATGCTCGCCCTTGATATCAATATCTTCGGGCACGGCAACAATTCCAACGACCATCATGAGTTTGCGACCAGGTCCAGCGGGGCCGTTTGCGTTTTTGGGCGTGTCTCGGAAGAAGAGTTGGCCGGTGATGCGCTTTTGCTTGTCAGACATGGAGTCGTCCTTCAAATGCCTCTCTCAATCTGCGCCGAACTTCCGTTTCGCCAAGTTCTTTCACCAGCAAAAGGATTTGCTCGTCCCGTCCAGCATTGTTGGTATCAGAGCCTTCAACGCTGACGCAATCATGAACGTCATTGTCGAGCATCTCCTGAAGGTTCTCCTTGTCCGCCTCGTCCAACTGAGCTTCGGTTGCCTCGTAGATAGCCTTGGCTGCTGTTTCCTCCGCTCTTTGCTTGTCGAGCAAATGCTTGAGATGGATTCCGTGCCTATTAAGAGAGGCGAGCCTCTGCTCGCTCGTCTGCGTAGGCATGAAGATTTCGGGACCAAAGAATCCTTCCAACGCTACAAGGAGTCCTTCCAAGTCGTCGATGGGGACGGTAATCATGTTTCTCAGTATAGGCGAGGAAGTTTAGTCCTGCAACTGGTTGCAAGGCCTGGTCATTTCTTTTGGAAAATCTTCCATTTCACCACTGGAGGGATTCCAATCACATGCCAGAATCCAATGAAAGCGAAAAAGTAGAGAAAGAAATTTCCCATTATGCGATAAATCCATGCTTCTTGGCGAAATCGAGTTGTCTTCCGTACTTCCGTCCCCGCAGACCGCAAGCCCTCAAATGCTTGCAATCGCCATGCGAGATGCAACCTGGGCAGGAGCAGGACCAGTAGAGAGCGCCAGGAGCCGCATCAAAAGAAATCTTGTAGATTCTCGTGCTACTTGAACTGGCGACTCCAAAGCCAAACTTGTAGCGGTCAGAGTCAGGGTAGGTCTGGACCGCATTGCTAGGGGCTTGGGGCCTCGGAGCCTTGACGATGGCTGCGCTACGTTGGATTTGTCCCTTTGCCATAACTTTCCCCATTGCGCAGAAAGTTTAGTCCGCAGTCGGGTAAATCTCGCCGACCTTGACTCTCCACTTCTTCTTGAAGGGAGCCTTGGCGATCAAGCCCTTGACTGCTTCTGCGTCCTTACGAGAGCGGTAGTAGAAGACCAAATCCCTGCGACCAAAGCCGCACCCGCTACCTCCGTCCCTCTTCTTGAGGTACTTCGGAATGACCTTCTCAGGCCCCTTAGGGTCTTCGATGTCAAATTCAAAGTAGAACTCGGCATTGTAAGAAACCTCAACCGAATATTCAGTCCTTTGCTTGGTGATCTTCTTTGCCATGTTCTTTTCTTTCTCGCAGAAAGTTTAGTTCAATGACCCCGCTGGGACTCGAACCCAGGACCAACGGATTAATGCAAAAGAAGAGCAGACAAGACGATATTGACGATGAATCCAACAAAAGCAACAATAACTGCTTGCTTGCCTCTCTTTCCTTTATTGCTCCAATCTATTGCTCCAAGTAAAAGAGCAACAAGAACGCAAACAGGAAAAATAAAGGTTCCTATTGCAAAACCCATTGCAATCTGTCCCAAAATTGTTGGCCTGCTTTGCTGATTGTTCATATTTGCTCCAACCTTTCCTTCGTGAGAACAAAGTCATCGTGGAAGTTTAGTCCCTTGGTTTGACCGTTCCTGGTCTTCTCTTTCCTGACCGCCCAACTTCTTGTTCCTACAAAATGTTCTGGTTTGAGTAGGTACATATCCCCTGATTCATGATCATAGCAGACAATCAAGTCACAGTCTTTTTCTGTGTATCCTTTGCTTGTGCCCTTATACCAATTAGTTGTTCTTAAGGAAAATTCTCTTGCGCCAGAAGAATTTATTCGTTCGCTCGATTTGACTTGAACTTTCTTGAGTTTGCCGTCTATTACGGCAACAAAGTCAAATGGCAGATTGTCGCTTAAGGGCGCAAGGACCGGAATATCGAACTTCGCAAACTCCCCCATTACTATTAATTGAGCTTTTTCGCCTTTACCTTTTGGATTCATATACACCTCCAAACATCTATTTCGTAGGTGTATATAAAACTCCTTCTTTTATTGAATGCCCCCTGCTGGATTCGAACCAGCGGCCACTCGCTTAAAAGGCGAATGCTCTAACCACTGAGCTAAGAGGGCGATATTTTTCAAGTCCGACGCTCTACCAACTGAGCTACGGGATCGTACCATGACGAGAAGGGCAGGGGCGGCCTCTCGTAATCCTCAGACTATCCCCATCAGCAGACTGAGGGATTTAACAGTCACCGTCATGGATTTTAGTTGTCAGGAAAGTTTAGTCCTGAGGCTTCTTATTCTTGGTATGCGGAGATTCTCTTTCTTCCACCTTGCTAAAAGCCTCTTTTGTTTCCGGGCTAGTCTGCTGTCCCAAAATCTCAAGAGCCTCGATCACAGACATCCCGCTTTGCTCGTCCAACATCTCCTCAATCTTCTCGTTATACATAATCGAAGAAGTATGAGCGGCCTCGGTATCTCCGGCGTTCCAGAGATCCATGATGATGCCTTCATGGGTCAAAACAACAATCAGTGTACGGCCTTCTTCCTTGTCCTCGTACTCAACCCTCATGTCGTTGCCGACTCGAACGGGAACGTCGTCAACCTTGAAGGTGACGGGCGCATGAGAGCGAGGGTCATTGCTTTCTTCCGTCAGGTCCGCAGCGGACTCAGGCTCGCCAGCGGTGTAGCGGCTGATTTGTTTCATTGCAGCCAAAAGTTGAGCCTTCGCCTCTTCTTCCTTTCGACCAGTCTTGATAAAAGAACCGGCGTACTTAAGAGCGTTGTAGATGCTTTGCAAATCGGCTTGAAGGGCAAGAATCTTGCCGTTCATAACCTTGCTAACGGCATTCATAACCGCATCTTGCTGGGAAAGAGAAAAGCCTTCTCCATTGCCCATGTCGTTGAGGCGACTGGCGGCGTCTTGGAGAATCTCTTGGGCAAGGTTGTTGTTCATGCTCTTTCCTTCGGCGCGGAAAGTTTAGTTACGGCTTCTTAAGACTTCCATTCCCAAGCAATCAGGAACCAGCCAGAAGGAGCCAACTTGTTCGCCTCGTCTTCGTTCTGACCAAGCCAATGATTAAAAGAAGTTTCAGTCAAATCAAAGGACTTATCCTTCTCAAACTCAGGGTCAATCTCGAACTCAACCTTGCGCTCGACCCAGGTATGGTCAGAAAGAGCCAAGCCAAGATCCACCTTGATTGTTGGCAGAACGCCGCAATCGCCGCAATGACCAGGACCAGGATTGTCATGGCAACGGCAATGAGGGTCTGAGCAAGTAACCTCGCCCTTTGCAGGTTCAGCGGCGGGCGGCGTCGGCGTGGCGGACTCTTCAAGATTGACGGCGTTTGGGTTTCCCATAATGAATGGATTATAGCAGAAAGTTTAGTCCTTGATTTTGTGCCAATGAAAAAAGGACCGCCGCTATGCAGCGACGGCCCTTTCCTTCGGAGAAGTTGTCAGCAAGCCGATTAGCGGCTGCCGGTGTTGCCAGCCTTGCTGCGCTGACGGGCGCGGATGGCCTCAGCCTCAGCGAGAATGCGCTGGTTGCGAGCGTTTTCCTGAATCTCCGCAGCGTTGCGAGCGTGATCGGAGATGATGTTGAGGCCGGTCTGAGCCGCCTGACCAGCGGGACCGTCCTGAGCAACGCGACGCGCCAGAGCGTCGTTGATGCTCGCGCCCATGCGAACGAGATTGTCGGTGTCCTGGTTGTCGAGGCTGGCGGGGGTGACGAAACCCGAACCGTTGAACATCGACGAGGGCTTGTCGCTGGAGGTCGCCGTGCGAACCGCATCGCAATACGCCTGAGCGGAGGTCGCATTGGTGATGCGATTGCTCTCCGCCGCAGCGTGGTTGTTGCGGCTCTCGCGAGTCTTGGCCGGAGTATTGGCCGGAGCGGAAGTGTCGTTGCCGTTTGCGTTGCTCATGTTTCTACTGCCTTCTGTTCGCCCCTTATTGGGGCTTTGGTTTGGGGGCCTACTAACATTTCGGCCCAACTGTTCCGACTCTCATTTTCTCCAAGAAAGTTTAGTTCTTGGAGGACGATGAACTACTTTACCCTATCCCCTCACTGTTGTCAAGCCTACGAAGACTCTTTTTTGTCTCTCTGCGCTCTTCCTTGACAGACGGCTTGCCGCCAAAAGTCTTTGCCCTCGAACGACCAACCATCTTCTCCCTTTCCAGTTGGTTTTCCCTGGAAATCTTTCTGAGAGTTTTGACCAGTTCTTTTTTCTTGGGCTTTGCCATGATATTTTTATTGCGCAGAAAGTTTAGTTCTTCAAAATAAAAGCCCCCTCTGCCTACGCCGACAGAAGGGGCAAACGTGGGTGACCCGAGATTGATTAGGCGTTCTTCTTCGACTGGATCGCCGCCGCCTGAGCGAGAATCTCAGCCTCGCGCTGCTCGCGGAGAGCGTCGCGATGAGTCGTCAGGAAGTTGATGCAGTAGTTGAGGAAGTCGCCAGCCGTCTTGTCGCCAGCGGCCTCGCGCTTGGCGAGAATGTCGCCGATCAGCGTGACCATGTTGGCCGCGCCGTTGTTGGGAAGGCGAGTCGCAGGGCCGCTGTGGATGAAGCCGTCCGAGTTCCAATGCTGATCATAGCCCTTGCGGGGCGGATGAGCCTCGCACTGCTCGTAGAACTCCTTGAGATACTGACGACCGCTATTGGCGTTGCTGGGGTCGATGCGGGTCTGCGTGGCGTTCTTCTTGATCCGCTTCGTCGCCTGAACCTCGATCGCTGCGACCGCAACCGCATGCGCCTCCGCAGCCTCGCCCTTCGGCTCGACCTCGACAGGAGCCGCAGCCTCCTTCGGAGCCTTCTTCTCAGCCTTCTTGGTCGCCTTCTTGTCCGCCGTCTTCGTTCCGCTCATTGCTGTTTCTCCGTTACTAAAACTTGGGTTGCTACTTCGCAAGCCCTATGACTTTCAGTTTACCTCCCAAAGTTTAGTCCCGCCTCCCCCTGCTCCCCTACCATACCGTAAACCCAGTAAAATCGCAAAATTGTGCACAACTTGTTGAAAACAGAACTCGACCCCGCAAAGGGTCGAGTTCTGTTACTGTTCGGGTTGTCTGTTGTCGATTAGCGGTTGCTGAACTTGGCGATGAACTCCATGAACGATTCAAAGCTCATCTCGCCAGATGCGTACAGATTCCAGGCCTTCGACAGGTCAAAAGAATCAACAACGCCGTCACCATCCAAATCCCCTGCGGTGATGATGTCGTAAGCGTCAGCATAGGCGGCGTCATAGCCTCCGTTGACGTTACGAACGACGGTGACAACACCAACCACCTTGTCGTCTTCGAGCCCGAGATTGTTGTTGTCGAAAAACACGCTCAGGCTGCCGTCGTCGTTGGCAAAGACAAAAGATCGAACTTGCTGCTGGCGAGGTTTGCCGTTCTCCATGTCGCGAATGTAAACCTCGATCAGGCTCGGATCAACAGGAGCGGTAAAGGCAATGTCGTAGGCAAAACCCGAACCTCGCTCCATGTTGGCATCGCGAGTCTGAGGCTGTCGAGGGTTGACGTTGTTGCCGACTCGACCAAGGCACCAGGTGAAAAAGTTGTTGGCCCCTTCGTAGCAAGCCTTGCGACGGTTGGCCTCATTGCTCTGCCGGTCGCAGTCAGCGAGGAGGCTTTGGAAGCATCCCCAACACTGACCAACATTCGGAGGATTGCCCAACTGCTCGCAAGGGTTGGCCTTGTTTTCGGCAACAGCGATACGCTGCTCAGCCTCCCCAAGCGCAGTGGCGCAAAAAACAACAAGAGCAAGAACGACGCACAGATAAACAAGACGGACCATATTGGAATCTCCAAATCAGTGTTCCTTGTTCGCCCCCATTGAGAGCATGGGAAAAAACGAACAAGTTGACTAGACAATTTTCAAAGAAAGTTTAGTTCAAAATGGATAAGTCCAATAATCAGCGGGTTGTTAAATGAAAATCGCCGCCAGAACTTCCCTTTCGGTGACCCTGACGGCGAAATCAGCAGAGAACCGTTTTAAGACCCCAGGTATACATTGAGTATACGGTTCAGTTCTTGCTCTACTAGAGGTTGGGTGCAGGTCTATCTTGCGATAGCCTCATACCAACATAGCTCTGCCGAAAACCCTTGGTAGGATTCGAACCTACTGGACTCCGTATGAAACCGGAGCGCTCACCAGAGCAGCAAGGTTTAACCTTTTCCCAGGATGATCAGTCCCAGTACGCAAGGTTGGCCGTTATATTATAGAGGAGGCCAAACCTCTAATAGCGGCTCCTGGATTCGAACCAGGGTTCTCGACGTTATGAGCGTCGCGAGATGGGCCAGACTTCTCCAAGCCGCAATCTGTACCTTTTGATTTATCGTCAAAAGTTTAGTTCTCAAACAGCCAAAGCTCCAATCCGGGACAGATTATCAAAACTAAGGCTGGTATTCGATCTCCCTTGCCTTTTTGTTCAATCGAGAAGGCAACTCTCTAGCTATATTTCAATAGCGCGCAAACAAAGACAAGTAAATAGTAAGCGGCAGAGGTTACTAGCCTCTGAACTTTCGTCCGTCCCAATGTTGTTATGCGACTCATCATAGAAACCCGCTTCGAATCAGGTCTCTCCGAGGCAGGGGTGGTTACCTGCAATCTCGCTCCCCTAGTCATATTATTTATGGCTAGTCGAGATCTTAGCGCCCCAACGGTTTTCCTATTGGCCTTTGCCGGATACCCGCCTTCCTTCTGCACTACACTGAAACGACTTACTCATACCTGAGTTACCAATGAACCCAGTACCTTATGCCTGGAGATAGGCATTAGATTTTCAGTCACCGCTTACTATTCACTTGTCAAAGACTTGAAAAGTCAGTGGCAAACTTTCATTTGCCAGCCGACCCTAGTAACTTTAGTTCCAAGAAGCACAAAGGCTGCTTGGTGGTCTTTTTCCCTGTCGCTAAAGTTTATCCAACAAGGAAGCAAAGGCAGTCATAGTCTTAGGCTCTGGTCTCTTACCTCAAACTACCAGTGCTGCATCGCCTCAACATTGAATCATCTTACTGAAGGCGAACTTCAGATGATCCTTTAAAGCCGCTCTTTCTGCTTTCGCATCAGAGGGCTGCCAGGTCCGGCGTCCGTAGAGGCCGGCTGACCCGCCTTTTACCAATCCTGTAGGTCGGCGGTTGACCCTCACAAAGACGCTGGAGAAAAGGGGGATTGTAAACCCGAAAGACCCAGCTATCTTTGCTAAAACTCAGTGCGGCGTTTACTCCGCACCTAGTTGCCCTTGCAAGCCTCGTCGTGGAGACCCAAGGGGCGTGGACCATATTGTAGCCGAAACTTTATTGACCGTCAAGTTTTCAAGTTTCGATTACAAGTGGTTCTCAAGCAGCCGTCGCAAGTTCTTTCTTCGTCGTTTTCAGCGCCTTCCACTTGCGACCCGTCTGCTCTTCCTTCTCTTTTCGGAGTTCTTTGGCTTGACCCTTGCCGAGATCACAACGGATTCCGCTCGCCAAAGGCTTTCCTTCTTCCACAACAATCCAAAAGCTATCGTCTTTCATGTTAGTTCTTCTTGGACTGGGACGCCTTGGCGATCTTCTCGTCAAGTTTTTCGATGCGCTTTTGAAGCGCCTTCTTTTTGCGCTCATAGCCCTTGATCTTATCTTCCTGCTTCTTCGCCGCCTTCAGCAACGACTGAAGCTCAGAAAGAGACAAGTCCGACAGTTGGTTTGTTTTTCCTTTGCTCATGGCCTTTCCCTTTTGTCCAAAAAGTTTAGTCCTCGTCCTCAATGTCGCTGCTGTCAAACGGAGAAACTTGGACAGTGTTACCAGTGGTAACAACATAGAAGAGGCCGTCTTCCCCTTCAGTGTAATCATCGCTCTTGATGAACTTCCTGGCAGCCTTCAACAAGCTGTCGTAGTCTTTATGAGACTTGCCAACAATTGATGGGTCAACACTTCCAAACACATGCAAAAGATGAAATCGCTTTCCTGAACGAGTCTTCCGCTTCGCTTTTTCAAGCTTGCGTCCAGCTTCAAAGGCCATATCAATAGCCTTCTTAATGTTCCAGACGGCAATATCATGGAAGTCGAGTCTATCCATGTTGCGAGTCTCAAGCGTCTCAAGATTAAGAAGCTTGCGAATCTCTTCGGAAACGTTGTTCTTCGCAATCAATTCGGGCAGTTCCTTCTTGCCCTGCTCTCGAACCTTGTTGCACTTCACAGCTTCTTCGTCAGAGAGAGGGTGCTGTCGCACAATCCGCTCAAGGCGAGTTGTCTGAAAGTTGGTCATAGCTTTTCGATTTGCGCGAAAAGTTTAGTTCAGAAATCAAAAGAAGGAGTTTTGAAGGGCTTTTTGTATTCCTGAAATAGCGGACTAACCGCTTAGATAACAGGAGTACAGGTAATGAATCAGTGTAGAAAATGCAACAATCAAATACCAGCAACCGTTAGAATAAACAATAAGAGACGAAATCTTTGCGGAAGAAAGTTTTGCCTTGAATGCAGTCCTTTTGGTTCTCACAATACAAAACCAGATGATCCTGCAAGAAAATCTGTTTATGGACAGGAAAGATACAAGAAAAATCCTTATTCAAACTGGGCTGAGCATGCAAAAGAGTCTCATAGAAAAAGTACCGTAAACCGAGCAGCAAAACTAAAGCAGAAAATTGTGAATCTGAAAGGCGGTAAATGCTCTTTATGCCAGAACTCAAGCATAGACGTTTTGACTTTTCATCACAGAAATAGAGAAGACAAGTTATTCAATCTTGACAAAAGTTCATTGAGGTCTTACTCGTTAGAAGAAATAGCAAAAGAAATAGAAAAATGCGATCTTCTGTGTTTTAATTGCCACATGGAAACTGAAGCCAAACACGAAGCAGTAAAAGGCTCAGGAAAGCAGAATGTTAGAGGATGGGAAAGAAAGCAAAAAGCAATTGAAGAATTGGGAGGCAATTGTTCACAATGTAAATATGACAAATGCATAAGATCTCTGTCTTTCCATCACAGAGATCCATCTACAAAATCTTTCCCTTTAGATATTAGAGCCTTCAATGGTTATTCTTGGGAAAAACTACAAAACGAAATCAACAAGTGCGATCTGCTTTGTTTGAACTGTCATCGAAGCCTAGAGAACTCTCTAAGAAAAAGCAGGTATCTGCAATAATGGGCAAACCGGGATTCGAACCCAGAACCTAGCGATTATGCCTACTGACTTGAGTTTCCCCAAGAGTCGGACTGTACCTTCACCCGTTTCACTTCCTTACGGAAGAAAAGTTAGGGTGGCTGCCGTCCAGTCTCTACACCTTCGCTTTTCAGCGCTTGGCTCGGGATTGGCGTGAGTCTTTCGACCTTTAGCTTTCCCCGACTTTGACAGCTTACTCATACAACATTCCTATTGTATGGACCCAAGTTTTCTTAAGTCGCTTGCTCTAACCGTTGAGCTATTTGCCCTATCTTCAATCGTCTACTATCAGTATATCCCCTGTTTTTGAACCTGGTATTGACCGCTAACCGACTCACCCAGTCTCTAACCGCTGAGCTAATCGCCCGCCAACTCTTTCTCGACTAACGGAAGTTTAGTTCCGCCACATTCCACATTACGCAGCCTTGCAAGAAAGCTTGCGATTTCGCTCCTTCATCAGTTCCTCAACCTTGCGAACCTCCTTCGAGGAGATTTGCCGCTTCTCAGCGGGCAAGTAAGCGCCGCCGAAGAGCGACTCGCAAACCGACCAAAGACGCTCATAGTGGTAGTCGTGACGGTAGTAACGGTAAAGATCGTCCTTCTTGCCGTCAACGATTTGGCCGACGAACTTGTTGCTGCTCAGCGGACGCCACTTCCACTCCCACTTCATGGTCTTGTCGTTGAAATCACGAACAGTCTCGCCGAACGACTTCTTCTTCTTCTCTTCAGCCGTCGCCTCGCGGAACTTGAACTCGTACCAAACCTCGCCGATCTTGTGGTACTGCGTCAGCGGCTTCTTCGGGTCGAAGTAGCTGTCGTTGCTCACGACCGTCTCTCGCCGATAGCGAGGATTCTTCTTGGTCTTGCGCAGTGTCCCGTCTCGGGGATCGACGTAAAACTCTTCGCGACCATAAGAAGTCGTCATGCTCTCGGGGCCAATGACCCCAGAAGCCATGACAGTGTTACCTTCCATGTAAGTCTTGGTCTGGACTTCGCCGAACTTAATCAAGTGCTGCCAAACATGAAACTGAATAGCGTTATTCAGGTTGAGGCCGCTCATGATCTCGCTGTACACCTTGTCCCAAGGCTGACCAATGCGAGAATTCAAGAAACGACGAAGAGGATTGAGGTTCTCGTTCAACCGCTTCTTGTCGTCGAAGGAGTTGGGCTTCGAGGTGTGAACCCTTTTCATTCCGCGAAAATCAGGAGTGTCCCAATCTTCTTCGAACGGAATGTCTTTGCAAGCCTGGCGAGTCAAATGACGGTTCTGGCGAATCCGCTCCTTACCGCAGCCGCCAGTTCGGGGGCGCTCAACCAAAACTTTTGCCATGTCTTTACGCATTGGTCCTCTTATTAGAAAATTGAGGCTGTTTGGAAAAGAAACCAAAACTTTTCTTGGTTTTGAATGTTAGATCAACAGAGCAATCGGGCTCGTTAAGATCATTAATTACAAAACGCTTGACCTTGCTAACCATCTCCTCGGTTCCAGAGATTTTGATTCTCAAGGTTTTTTGTTTCTTAGTCGCTTCCAACATGCTTTTCTTTTTCCGCGAAAGTTTAGTTCCGAATGGGCGACCTGGGACTCGAACCCAGAACCTCTTCTACGTCAAAGAAGCGCGCTGGCCAATTGCGCCAGTCGCCCGTTTTGTATTGTCCCAAGCCTTTCTACTATAAACAACGTTTGTCATGCTTGAAATATCTTCAACAAGAATGGCATGGTCCGTTCTGTCTTTGAATCTATTGCAAATCACTTCAGTTATATCATTAACTGCCTTTACTGCCGCAGCATTAGTAAGGCTCAACCCTTTTATTTGTATCTCCAAAACTGGTTCTGGTCTCAATTCTCCTTGTTCAGGAGAATGATCCGTAATGGTTATTTTGCGGATAGTCATGCTTTTCTTTTTCCGCGAAAAGTTTAGTTCTAAATTGGAGCGACAGGAATCGAACCTGTCATCCTCTGTTTTCTGAAACTGCTTTACAAAAAACAATCAATTCATCATCAGAGTATCTGTTTTTGGCAAGGTTAGCCATAACTGATACAAACTGAACATTTCCTTTAACATATCCTAAAGAATTGTCTATTCTATCTAAACTTGCACCATTTATAGGTTGTTTACCAATCCAGCCGTTAGTGTTTTGAGGAAGAACAAGATCCCAACCTGTATAAGGACATTTGCCTTTTTGCTTTTCCCATAAAAAACGAATATATTCTAGGTCTATATCAACTTCTTTATTTGTTCTGGTTTTAGATACACTTCTTGTTTTTAGGACTGTTGAAAACCATCGAAAAGGAGTTAATTCATCTCTTTGATTTCCAGATTCTTTTTTTATGTTTGGATTGCCCTTTCTTGGATTAGCCTTATTACCAATAAGGCAAGCACAAGATCTAGAGCAACAATGTTTATATCCTCTTTTTTGCGCAAGGTTGTATTGAGAAATTGTTTTATGAAACCTTTTTCTACATTCTTGGTTTTCACATTCAACTTCAATCAAGGTCTTCATGTTTATTCCGGGTTTTTGTGATAAGAGTTTACTAAATAAATAGTCTTATCGGCTAAACCCGAAAAATTATTCAATCGGCCCTCCCGCGCTTGAATCGGGTTCTAACGATTATCAGTCGTTTGCTCTACCACATGAGCTAAGAGCCGCTTTCTAACAAAAGGGTGATCGACGGGACTCGAACCCGCAATCCTCTGGATCACAACCAGATGCTTAAACCAATTAAGCTACGACCACCATCAAGCTGCTAGAACTCCTTGATTTTACAAGTCAAAACTAGCGGGTACTCATTTTTGAGCAGGTTTAGTCGCTACGCTTCTAAACATGCCTTGCAGGTTTAGCTAACCTGAGTTTTCCAAATAGGCACAGCCGGACTCGAACCGACAAGCTTACTTCTTTTCAAGTTCCTCAATACGTTTTTCAAGAGATTCAACATACTTCATAAGAGGTTCAAATGCTCTTGAAAGTCGGTTTAATCTGTCTCTTAGATTGCCACCAGAAGGAATCGCATTATCTGTTCTGGTTAGACTATCAATTTCTTTTTTAATATCAGAATTCATTTTTCCTCCAATAGGCCCTCGGGGTGACGATCCCCGTACCTCTTCGGTGTAAACGAAGCGCTCTAGCCAGCGTGAGCTAAGGGCCTGTATGTCGCTCCTGGTAGTGGAGCTTAGCATGGCAATTCCTGCAAAGAACCATGCATTTTTCTATCTCTTTCATAATGCGTTCTAGGCTCATGCCTTTACGAACCATTATGCTAACTTCAATTTCTTTTTCCTGCGGATCTCTGTGATGAAAGTCAAGACAAGCAATATGTGATTCTCGACAAACTTCACAAGGATGATTTTTCCTGTAATCGTTTAGAAACTCCCTGTTTCTTTCAATAATCTTTTTGCGCCAGATTTTTGCATCTTTTTTCTTTTGGGCTGCATTTTCTGGATTTTGATACCACTTCTTATTGTATTCGCTATGGTAAGCGAGTTTCTTTTCTCTTTCTTTTTGAGGCATAACAGGTTCTCCTGTTATACCTATTCGACTACTTCTTTTACACTCCTTCAATTTCCGTGTAAAGGTGGCACTCTAGCCATTGAGTTATGCGCCCAAACCCTGAAGTTTAGTTCTGACCTTCCGGCTGAACTTCTTCAGTTTTCATTTCTTTCTGCTTCTTGATCTCTTCAGATCTTTCCTTGAACCATCGGCCAATATGGCCCTGCATTGCGTAAATGTGACCCTCGTTCTCGCTAAGTTCGCTTTCCTTGATGAACCTGGTAAGCTCAAGAGCAAGAGCCTTATTCAGGGTAATAGTGATGTTACCCTTCATATGCTCAGGGTTTGCTGCGTCAAAAGGCTGAAGAATGAACACAGGCTTCTGAAGCGGACGACGATTTCTGACAGTTTTGGGGGAGTCGGACATGGATTTGCTCCAAGTGGTAAAAGTAAACACTCAAAAGATACATCGTACCTTTCTGCTTTCCACAATCAAGTCAACGCGCCGTGGGAGGTTCGAACTCGCTTTTCCCGATTTGGAGGCGGGCGTCTTACCAATAGACGAATCGGCGCAGTGTTACAAGCTATTCTGTTGTCAAAGAAAAAACCCCTCAAGTTTTTAGAAGGGATTTTTCCAAAAGCTTTGAAATAACTGATAAAGGAGTTCAGTTATGTCAAAGTATCAGGAAATGACCCCAGAAGAAATCGAAGAATACAGAAGAAAACGTAGAGAATATTACCAGAATCTAACAAAAGAAGAAAAAGAAAGAAGAAGAATACAAAGAAGAGAAAGACGTAGAAAAAATGGAAAACCAGAAAAAGAATTAGAAGCTAATAGAAAATGGGCTGCCAAAAACAATATCAAGATTCAAAAGCAAGCTCAAGATTTGAAACAAAAATGTGTAGAACTAAAAGGTGGAAAGTGTTTTGCTTGCAATAATTCTTTCCCGTCTTGTGTTTTTGATTTTCACCATAGAGATGTTAATCAAAAAGAAGAACAATTATCGGTTTTGATCTACAAAGCTCACGGAGAAATGACTCAAGAACTATTATCTGAACTTCATAAATGTGATCTCCTTTGCTCAAACTGTCATAGAATACATCACCATGTGAAACAAAAAACCCCTTGAATAAACTCAAGGGGTTCCGCAGACCTGTGGACATACAGCAAGTAGTCAACAGTCGCTACCCCTTGAGGTAATGACATGCCAAATCACCTGATGTACAACTATGCTGTTCATTTCAAAAATCTCCGCCCAACATTGGGCTACCCAACTGTATCGGCTTTTTCCGCAAAAGTCAACAATCTTTTCACGCTTTCTCTAGTTTCCTAAAATCCTTCATTTTCCGCTTACGGAAACTAGGCCATTTTGGGAAACTGCTAAATGCGATTAAGACCCCGATTCTCACCCATAACGATTATGCTTCACAAATTCCTTCTTTATTGCGAAACTTTTCCGTAAATTTCTGCGCTTTCAATCGTGCCTGTTGGAATAGTAATCAAAGATCTAAAACTGGGCTCTTTGTTTCCAGCTTCAAACATTGAGTCAACTCCAATAGTAACAAATTCTTTTTTTTCGCCTATAAAAGCAACAAAACCGGAAGTGCAAACCTTGCTTGGCCCGTCAGGAACTTCGCCAGGCTTGAGTACAGAATCCGGATCGAATACTGCGCCCTTCCAAATAACCTGAACTATATTCCCAATTTCAGCCTTGGCAAAAAACTCTTCAGAGTTCATAAACTTCTCCTTTACTATCATGTCTATCGACAAGAGAGTATTACAAGGAGAAAATCCAGAATCCTCTTCAGTTCTGACTATTGAATTTACGAATCGCGCCAATCAGTGTAGCGACTTCGATTTTCCAAAGCTCAGGAAACCTGACATTCTCTGGCATCCAAACATCAAAATGAACGTCCAGAATAGACTTGATATTTGCTCTACCAGCAGGATTCAAGCTATGAACAACAACAATCTTACCATGATGCTGCGTCATGTCTTTCAAGTGACGAGCAACAAAACGACCGTCCTCATGATCGTCTTTGGTAACATGATAATGCTCTTCTTCGAGATCGTGATCCAAATAGATCACATCATACTCGTTCTTTTTCAACAAGTCGATTGCTTCTTGCGCAGTGATAGCAAAGTCAACAACGCAGCCAATAGCTTTCTGTTGAAAGACATCTCGCCTGCTCTTCATGTCGTCAAGGAACAAGATCCTCATTGAATGCGGCAGGCGGGCGATAAACCCGCTTGCCCCTTTAGATTGCGTTTTCAAAATGCAACCAGCGCCTACCAAACGTACAGGGCCTGCCGCACTTCATTATCGACCAACGCCGCCCTGCCTCTCTGCTGTTCAGAAAGTTTAGTTCTCCTCGTCGCCGCCCTCGTCGTCGTCGTTGCGGCGACCTTCGCTGGTCAGCGACCAGCCGCCATTGTCGTCTCGGTCAGCCAGGCCTTGAGCCTTGTAGTTCGACAGGTTCTTGCTCAGCTTCTCGCGAGTAAGCTCAGGGAATTCGACAAGAAGCCTGTCGTAGATACCGCCAAGGTCCAGCCGAGAATGAGTTGTGAGAATGTCTTTGACGCTGGGAAACAGTCTCAGCCTCTTGCCTCTTTGGGGCTTGGTCTGCTTTGCGGTCTTGATAGAGGGATGTCCTCCAAGCTCGGCAACTCGTTGGTCGAGGGCTGCGAACTTCTGAAAAGCAAGTTCAACGGCGATTTGCGCTGCCTTGGCCGCTTTCTTTGCAAGACCATACTCGGCAACGGCCTTCATCCGCTCTTCTTCAGCGAGCTTGAGAGAGGCGCTGTCTTTGCCCAAAAGAACGTCAAGGTCGATGAGGTCGTCGTCGTCAAGGTCGATTGGAAACGAAGGCTGCGGCTTCGCAACCGCAAGAATGGAAGCGGGAATGGCCGGCGCAGTGGGGCGAGAAGGTTGAGCGACGGTTGGAGGTGTCGGCGGAGGTGTCTGCGGCTTGAATGGCAAGGCTTCGGGGGTAGAAGGAGCCGTCAGAACCTCAAGGAGAGCGTCATGGGCTTCCCCAATAGGCAAGAGCTTGGCGTCGTCTTGCATGGGAACCTTGTTGATTTTCCCAATCGCTCTCATGCCGTCGCCGTGGTCCCTCCACTTGTTGGCGAGATTGAAGTTCTGCGTCCAACGCCTTTCTTGCCCGGCCCAAACGGCTTTCATCTTCGCGCTGAAGATGACAAACTCGCCAGAGGGAGCGCCAGTCGGGACAATGCTCGTTGGGATAGACAGTCTCTCTCCGAGCGGCTTCCGAAAATCAACAGCAGACGGCATATTCATTACCTCCGTGATGTCAAAGTCGCAACCGCTCTTCCAAAGATAGATATTGGAGAGCTTTTCTTCTTCGTCATGTCCGTGCTTGAAGGGCCGAACGATGGCCCTTCCATTGCCCAAGACCTTCTTGAGAATGCCCCTATTGGGCTTCCCCCTTATGTCTTTGTTGATGAGCTTGATATTGCAGATTCGCCCGCTCTGTTGAGCAAGCTCAAGGAGCTTGAGGGCTTGAGCTTCTGAAATTCCTTGACGGCTTTCCATAGTCTAGAAGTCTAGGCCGAAAGTTTAGTCTTGGGCTTTCTCCGAGTGCAAAATGGCCCCGATGGGATTCGAACCCCTACGCCTTTTTACGGGCTACGGATTTTTCACATTTCTTCCTCTCCAAGTTGGAGTCAATGCGTGGCAGTTGCAACACAAAAGTTCTAGATTTTCTTTTCGGTTATCAGTTCTATCACCATTTTTGTGTTCAATTTCTAAAGGAGCGATCTCTCCTTGCCATTCTGTTATTTTACACTTTTCACATTGATGACCTCGTTCCGAAATCAAATGTGGTTTTAAAGAAGAAAGCTTATTGTATTCTGACCAGTCTTTTAATCTTTTCCCAACGTTCCAAGCACTACCAGTCCAATGAGAACAATCCAGATTTAGCCTCTGGAGTGTTTTTCTCATATTGTTGTAGTTGCCACCTGCAACTCTGAGATCAAGGGCCTTCAAAAGCTCTGCCATCGAGTTGACTTCTTTACACTTTTGAATAATTTGTTCATCGGTGTAGCTTCTGTATTTTCTTGCCATAATCCACCTCCATAGATGGATTACAATTGGCAATCGAATTATCCTTCTTCGTCTACCAATTCCTAATGGACTGACCGGGACTTGAACCCGGATGGTGTTTGAATACCTGCGGATTTTCTTACCACTTCAGCTTTCGCCGACTGCCCTTTTCCATCAAGGTACTTGGGGTCTTACGTTTGTGGTCTGGACTGTACCTTCATCCGTTCTGCTTCTTACGAAGAGTTTTGGATGACCCAATTGCAGTCTCTACGGCTTCCTTTGTAGGTTTGCCTCGGAATTGGGATTTTACACCGTTTCCCGATACTCTGGGTTTCATTTACAAGATTACTCTTGTAACGCTCAAATTGTCTAAGTCCGCTGCGTCTGCCAATTTCGCCATCAGTCCAATTATTCTATTCTTTGCGCGAATAATTTTGCACAGACAATTTATCTATTTGTTCTTGTTGAGATTTAATAATACTTAAGATTTTCAAAAAATCTCCAGCCATAACAAAAAAAGTATTATCTCCCTTAATAGGAAATTTTCCTCCTTTACCAGCTTTATCCATTCTTTCTTTAACGTTTTGAATAAGTTCCTCAATCTCGTTCTTCATATTTGTCCTTTCAAAAAGTCCGATGCGTCTGCCGTTCCGCCACAGGGCCGATAATCTGAGAAACAGTCATTTTGCGAACAGGTAAAATGTTGTGGTCCAAGAAGTGATTGAGGCAATCTTCCACTTCGTCCAAGAAGCTATCGCAGGCGGCAATTCTGTTAGAGGGAAGATCTTCTCTCATTTCAAGAATCGTTCTGTAAATCGAAATCAAGTCAATAACTTTGCATTCGATTTTAGATTCTCGCGCAAAAGTAAAAGCGTCCGAAATGAGATCCAAATCGGGCTTTCTTGCGGATTTCAATGATTGAAATGCAGAAAGAGCTTTTTCTTTGCGAAGCTCGTTCTGGTTTGGAGAGTGAATATCTACTTTAATAGAACGAAAATCAAGAGTATCAAGCATCGTCATAATAGCTCCAGAGAGATTCGAACTCTCAACCTTACCGCCTTAAACGGTTTGCCTCTGCCGATTGAGCTATGGAGCCAAAGTTTAGTTCTAAATGCTCTTGAGTGGATTCGAACCACTAACAACTAGATTCTGAGTCTAGCGCCTCTGCCGGTTGGGCTACAAGAGCGAATTTTACTAAATGCCCAGGACTGGATTCGAACCAGCACTGTATTGATTTTGAGTCAATCGCCTCCTGCCGTTGGGCTACCTGGGCTTTATTGAAGTATTTCCATAATGCCCCTGAGAGGATTCGAACCTCCACGTCCTTTCGGACACGAGATCCTAAGTCTCGTGCATCTGCCGTTTCGCCACAGGGGCCTATTTTATTTAGGCCATTTTACACGGACTTGTAAAATTCCAGACAGCTTTGATGTCTTCTTCAATCGGAAACTCATGCGATCTATTTCCGTCAACAATAACCTCTTTTACTGATTCAGTAACGCAAATTGCAGAAACTAATTTTTGAAGCTCGCTCAGAACATCGACCTGAAAATTGTAAGTGTCCTCAGTGGTTATAACAACGATTCTTTTTGTACTCATTATGATCCTTTCTTTTAAATGGCCTTGACAGGACTCGAACCTGCACTCTCTTGCGAGAACCACCACCTCAAGGTGGCGCGTCTGCCAATTCCGCCACAAGGCCTTATGTACCAAAAGAAAAACCCCATCTTTTTAGGGATGGGGTTCGTGTGCATCTACGCAACGACTTCCATCCCTTTATTCAAGGAGTAGGAGGCCGCATAACAAGCTGTTGAAGTTAGTATTCATGGTTGAACTATATACCTTTTCGGCTAGAAGTCAAAAAATCCTTCAACGAACACGAAAGAATTTTGTGAGTTTTCACCGATTGAGCTTTTTTGGTTTCCGGAAAATTACAAGGAATCTCAATCCCGCAATAAGGACAAAATATCTGTCCAAGCGTTTTTTCTCCGCAAACAAGACAATCACTTGATCTTGTAATAGCGGATCGCTTCTTCCAAATCCAACGCCTCAAGCTCGCCCAGAGAAATAAAAACACAACCCCGCTGCTTATAGATAAGAGGATTATGCCAGTGTCCATGTACGAGTATCCTAGGCATATGAGCATGAATCATCGAATCAAGCAAGAAAGCTGTGGAGTTACCCTTTGGTTCGCCCCAGCCCTCATTGTTGCGGTCATAAGTACAAGAAGCAGCCTTGGCAATCTGATGAAGCCTAAACGGAGCTTCATGACAAATCAGAATATCAGGCTTGTTGTTGATGTAGTCATCAAGAGCAAGCTCCATAGCCTCCCGATTAAGTTGCTCGTCAGGCCACCAATCAACTCCCTCTTTTCTCCACTTCTTATCAACAGAATCAGCGCCAGCAACAATGTACAGCCCATTCCACATGCCATACTCAACGGCATACTGCGGATGCGCTCTGCAAATGGCTGGATTGTCATGATTTCCGCGAAAGAAACGAAAGTTCGCAGGCAGCTTTGGTTCTCGACCAGGAAAGCCAATACCAACGTCGCCAAGACCAAGAACAGTCTTGTTCGCGTACTTATCGCAGACGTTCTTGAGCATGGACCATTTCCCATGAACGTCGCCAACAATCACAATATCATTCAGGCTTGGATTCATCTCTCAAAACTTTCTGGAACTGATACAGCGCCGCTCCTTCTAAACACTGCTTTGCAAGACCAAACAAAACGCTCAATCTGTCAAGCGTTAGTCCGGCTCTCTTTGCAATACCGCCCAGAAGAAGCTCTCGCTGTTTTTCGTCCAAAAGCTGAGAGGTGGTGTCAATCGCCACCAAAATGCGCAAGAATCCAACAAGCTCGTCTTCTTCCAACGGAGGGTCAATCTCTTCGTCATTGCCCAAAAAATCGGTCAGCTTCACAAGCTCGCAATCCTGATAAGGGTTTGCGATGTAGTTAGCGACCTCTTCCGTGAAAGAAGTATCAACGCCAATGAAGCCGCCGTCCACCTTATGAATATCAAGATGAATAACCTGACCCGGATTATCAGGGTCAGCTACCTCGATAGTCTTGATGTACTGGCTAATCTTCATGATTCGTCTTCTGTTCCGCCGTCGCCAAAGATTCGCTCTCGAACCCTGTCATGGATAGCATAGTCAACCTCAAAGAAGGCGTCAACTTGCCGTCCCATTTCAAGAGCTTTTTCGATTTCATTTGCGCCGCTATTGGAAAGCACAATCTTCTTGCCGGTAATCCTTTCAAGGGAAGCGATAACCCGCTTCATACCTTCGACAGGATCAACATTGGCAATCGTCCTGAACGACGGAGCCAGGTCCGCAAATGATGTTGCGTAAACTTGATTGAACGCAAGGTTTTCTCGGTATTCCGTCAGCGCCCAAGAGTTCGGCGTTGCGGAAACACCATAACGATAGCTCAAGGTCTCGCCCTTGCTGCGAGGCCCTTCAGACTTGCGAGTTTTCCAGTCGTCCGAAAGGTGACAAAGCACCTTTTCGTTCTCGGCTTGCTTCGGTAAATCAACTTTCATATGCTACATATAGTAGCAGAAAGTTTAGTCTTGGCAAACCAAACTGTGGTTTCTCAAAGAACTAGACACACTCCAACGACGAGAGTTTCTCGTTCATGTCTACCTGAACGCCTCTGTCTTCAAGAAACTGAACAAGGTCGTATAACTCTTTGTACGAGTCATGACCTAAAGATTCATTCATAAATAAAAGACCAGACCAAACAGCTTTGCCGCTACGAGGAACCTTGATCTCTTTTCCGTCGAGACAGATAGTTGACGGATAAGTTGTGAAGCCAAAGTACACAAAAGCGCCGTTGCTAAGTTCAACCGCAAATACAGCAATACTTTGCGGATTCACAATCACAATCTTGTCATTGTGAAGCATAATCCCTTGAGACAAAAGCTTTGCGTCAAGCAAGGGATCTTCTGAACCCTCAACCAGGCACTCTTCTCCATAAAAGCGATGAATGGGGCCTACCCTAATCGCCTTATCCTGTGCTTGTTGTCGCAGGGCAACAAGATGAGCATACATCTCCTTCTTGTCGCAAACAAGCTCAAAATGAAGAGCGCCAGAATCAGTCTGATGATTCTTGAGTCGCTCGGTTTCCATAAACAATTCCCCTGAACGAACTGGACTGATTGTTGTCATGTTTCTTTGTTGTTGAGAATTCCCGTGCCCTCAAAGATAGTATGAACTCCCCGCATGAAAATGCAACATTTTACAAGTGAAAACGGCACAATCTAAAAGAAATACATAAAGGCTTCTTGTTATACGACCCTGCTAGACCTTTGGATTCAGAAATTCGCCAAATAAGCGGCAATTTCTGTGAAATCCGCAAGGTTGGCGCGATCCCAGGGAGTCTTCCCTGCATTGTCCTTCACATGAACGCTTGCACCTTCTTCTTCAACAAGCCGCTTGACTTCATCAAAGTCTTGAGCGTCAACAGCCAGATGCAGGCGGGTCTTCCCAAACTGACCAACCTTCTGGTCAATGCTTCGAAAAACCGGCTTCTCCTTAAGCCTAGTCTGGAAAACCAAACTAGAAGGCTCTTCAATAACCGGCTCTGGTTGACTGTTGAAGAACTCAATGATCTCGTCAAAAACTTGAGAAGTTATGTTTTGCAAATCAATAATAGCATTGACCTGCGCCAATCGAGTCAACGCTCCAGGTTGAAGCTTGCCCTTCTCGGCCCAGGCAGGATGCTGATTCAGGATTTCTCTTTTTGCACGAGAGAAAATAAACTCTCGCAATCTAAAGCGGTCAATTGTCGAACCGTTATTCGAAGAAAGCCTCCTGGTTAGTTCTTCAATAAGAGGTTCCAGAAGGCTTTCTTCTTTTGGGCTGATTAATGGCATAAACAATCCTTTTTTCATCAGCAAATGAGCCAAGTCCGTCTAGCTCACTATCAGGAAATTTGTCGGTTCCGTTTGCCGCCCTCTCCGAGACAGCAAGAATATCGTACATGAAATCGCCTTGAAAAGCAAGAAACGAAAGAACTTGCAATGATTTTTTGCAATCGGGGTTAGTTGTGGAAAAGTTGTCACTTTCAGTTGAGGCTATCAATCATTTCCCGCATCGCTTTGTAAGCTCTACGCTCGTCAAAGCACTCGTCAATTCTTGTAAGCAGGGACGCAAACTCTTCATTATGCCAGTTGCAAATTGTATGCGCAACCTCGTGTTTTGCCAAAGCCATCAACTTTTTCTGGTCTTCTTGGCTCCTGATGCCATACAACAACTTGCCGTCCTCGCTAACAGGATTCAACAACAAAGCTGAACCGCCGCTAACCGGCATATGCTTCGCTTTGGCGGTGTCCGAAAAAGTCCAACCAATCCCCCAAACAACCTGAGCAATCGATTCGTCGCCCTTCATCATTGCGTCAACCGCATACTGACAGGCAACCTTCCACAACATCAAGAGCTTATACATAATAAAACCCTTGTTATAAGTCTTGTCTCCATGCTCCATTACAATCCAATTCTCAGGATTGTAAGAATCAATAACCCTCCTAATGTTCTCATTCTCCGTGTCGTCGTCAATGAAAATATCAGGAAGCCCGCTATGAAACTTTTCGCCGATTCTATTCGGAAGCGTTTCAACAACGGGAGTATTCTTCAGACGATCAAGCATCTCGCCGCCGCCCAAAACCCCGCCAATAACTTCCGCAGCGCGAAAGGTCGTTGTATCCAAAATCGCTGATCGACGAACTTCCTCGCCTTCAACAGGTCTTGTATAAACCGAACCCGAAGCGCGACCTGCTGCAAAAACCTTGATTTCTTCGCCAGACTCAATCTTCGGAAGTTTAGTTCCAGCCTTCGGCGAAACCGAGAAGATAAGCCCTCGACCCTTGATCGTTGCGTCCTTCTTCTTGAAGCGAGGCTTCAGAGCCGAGACCGTATCAACCGCAAGCTCCTGCACAAATGCCTCAAGAACAGAAGAGTACAAAGAGTGCATGCCGTCTCGATTTGCCGTCAAAACCTCTCGACTCAGATTTGGCTCAACCTCAACAATGACTTGAGCCCTGGCTCCAATCGACTGACTGTACATGACCGCGCCAGCAACTCGCACAAGCAGCCGATGATTTGCAGCCGACTTGTTAACATAAACGTTCGCAAAAGGAACATTGTTAACAAGAAGCTGACGAGTAAGCTGACGACGATGGTTCCATCCCGTAAACCGAATGCCATTAACATAAACGTCGCAATACATCTGACTATTGCGAAGATAGTTATCAAGCTCGCTGGAAAGACGATCGTAACTCTCGTCCTCGATCTCAACCTGAAGAAGACAACCATGACGAAGATCGACCGTTGCGATTTCGTAAGAACCGCCCTCGCCCTGAACCAAGTTGTCCTGCGTATGAATCGTGTAGTTCTTCATGGAGAAACAGGTCAACAGTCTGGCTCGACCAAACCCGCCAACCGTTGAGCCGCCAGTCTTGGTCGTCGAACCAAGACTGAAATAAACGTTCTCCAAAACTTCCCGACTCATGCCGGTGCCATTGTCGTCAAATGAAATCCCAATGACACCGTTGTCTTTCCTGACAATCTCAACATCAATCCGAGAAGCCTTTGCGTCTGTTGAGTTCTGGAAAAGTTCGCGCCAAAAAGCAAACTGCCAGTTCGAATACATCCGCCGCTCTTTGACGAAAAAAGACTTTGGAACCATTACGCTAGGCATTTGGTCGGTATCTCCGTTGGTGAAGCTTACGCTTTTCAACCGTATACGGAAAGTTTAGTTCTAAGAGTTAAATAAAAATCCCCCCGCTCCGAAGAGCAGGGGGGACTCTGAAAGAGACGCCGACGTTGCTGGCTTACTCGCCCTCGACGACGATTGCGTCCTCGGGGTTGGCGAGGTAGGCGTCCATGCCGCTGCCAGCCTGGTACTGGCCGCGATCAACCCGGACGCAGACGGGCGACTTGCCCATGCGGAGGTTCGCCAGCTTGCTGAGGGACTGAGCGACCATCGTGGGGTAGTTTTCCGCGGTCGTGTTGTAGCCGTTCTTCTTGACCTTCTCGCAGATCTGCGTGGTCGTCTGCGCCCGCTTCGCAGTCAACGACTGAGCAACCGCCGTGATGAGCGAAACCTCGTTGGAAGCGCGAGACTTGCGACCGCCCTTGCGGACGGTGCCGCCCAAGCTCTTGATCTGCGCCTGGACCGTCGCCCGCTCGGCGTCGATCTCGGCAAGACGAGCCTTCGCCGAAGCGAGGCCAGCCGACCGCGCCGTCTCCAGAGCAGCCTGAGCCGCCGCCATCTGCGCCTCCGCATCCGCCAAAGAAACCGTCGAACCGTTCTGAGTGCCCTTCGTCGCCATTTGTATTTCTCCTACTTATGGCTTCCGTTGACTTCCAAGAACCGACTACTACTTTTCGTCGCCCTCAGTTGTCTATTCTTCAAAAACCCCAAGAAAGTTTAGTTCGGAGCTTTCTATTCGCCCTTGCCAACCTTCCCTTACGCCCTTTACGTTTTTCCCAAGAAAGTTTAGTCCTGGGCGGCGTTCCCCTTCTTACTCTAACTCGTACCTTTATACGAGTCAACCTTGTAAACCCCAATTTTCGCGGAAAAGTTTAGTCCTCCCCAAACTTTCTCTTTAAGGTTTGTAAACAGTTAGGGATACAAAGCCTTTATTACCCATTTCAAAGCCCGCCAAAAGTTTAGTTCTGGCTTTTTACTCCTCCTTGTAGCCAAATCGAGTCAAATCTCCGACTTCTGCAACTGAAATAATCCCCTCAGCCATATGACGGAAGACGGCCCGTTTGCCCGTAGCCCCATACCTGTTCTTCTCGTCGCAAGCAATAATGAATTCCGCAGGATCAAACTTATTCCTGTGAGCAATCATCTCAATGTCAACTTTGTGACCAGGATAAGTTCCTCCCTTTATTTTACCCTTTCCGTTGACATGCGAAATCAACCAGAAAGAAGTACCAAGAGAAGTAGCCATTGCCTTGTATGTAGTCAGAATAGTCGTAATGCCAGAAGAAAAACGAGCCTGACGAGTATCCTGAATTGAATCAACAATCACCAACCTGGGACGATGCTCGTTAATCAACGACTCATGCTGCGTTAGATTGTCAGAGCTTGACAAAAGAATATTGTGCTTGTTCGTCCAAGATTTCCCGTTGCGACCAAGAAAAACCTCAACCTTCTCTTCGTTCTGAATAAACAGAACCCCGTTCAAATCCATCTCCTCGTCAGGAGGATAGTCAGGATGACCAACAGCGGCAGCAATCTGCACCGTCAATCGAGTCTTACCCATCCCCTTGGGAGCGCCGAAGATCAAACAGGCTCCTCTAGGAAGCCCTTCAGTTCCGCTTACGGGGTCAGTGCCAAGAACCTCGTCAACCCCCTTCAGCCCAAGACTAAAGCGAGGACTATGAATTCTCTCAATCTCGCTCACATGACGAGCCGTACCGTCATCGTCTCTCAGCATGTCAAGAGCAGAAAGCTCCTGGCATTCGGAAAGATAACGGTGCTTGCACTTGCGGATTTGTTCCATCAGCCGCTGACGAAACAAAGCGTCATGCTTCGGGGCCACAACCCCAAACTTGTTCGCAATCTTTACCCGCTCGTCATCTCGCTCAATCGCAGCCAGATTATGCTTGAAACGAGTCAGGTTGTACAAGATTGTATCATTGTCCGTTTTCTGATGAAGCAAAAGATTGATACGTTGCTCATTGGTGAGATTCTCTCCCTGATCGGAAGGAATAACATTACTCGACCTCGCCATGCAGTTCCTCAGTTCTGTCCATAGAACAACCGCCTAACGTGCCAGCGGTCTGATCGTGCCTATCGGCCTTCAGCCCAAAGTTTAGTCCTACCCCAATACATACCATACAAATAAAAAGGCGTCCCAGCAACAAGCCAAGACGCCTTTACACGAGTTTTGTAGTTAGCTATCAGTCCTCGTCAGAAGAGAACTCTTCCTCTTCGACCTCCGCCAAATGCTCGGCCTCGCTGATAATCAAACCCGCCGGAATGCTGTCAACCGTCTTCGTATACTTACGTTTGCGATTGGTATTCAACGGCTGAACAGGATCGCCGTCCGCAATGCCAGTTCTCAACTGAATCTTAACTTGACGATTTGCGTCAACAACAATGTCAATGCAAGCCCCAACCTGCGCTAGCTTGAAACCATACGGATGATTGCCGCCTAAACGCTGAAGAACCTCAACGTTCTGAAGGAAACGAGTAAAGTCGTCTCGGCCAGTCTCGACATTGCGACATGGACGCTCAGAGAATCGCTGCCACGCAGTCTTGCCAACCTTTATTGTCTCAGGCTTTGAGGTAATCTCCTGAAACTTCTTATAAACAATAGAAACAGGATGAGGCTTGCCTGTTCCTAAGGCAACAAGAGAGTCGATGATAAAACTGTATAGACGATTTGCTCCGTAAGGAGAAATAAAACGACCCTGTTCCTGCATTTGACGACGAACTTCAATGAGCTTGTCAGCCTTCAGATGATACTTGCGAGGAACCTTAGATTCTCCGCCCCTACCGTTCGCAACAGCCTTTCGCGCAGAAAGCGGAATGTTCGCATGACCCGCTATATCCATGTATAACTGTTGCTTGCTTTTTCTTGGCATAACAAAACTCCAGTTGCCAATCGGCTGCCTTGGCCTTTGCCCCGAAATATTCTAGGCTCCGACTTTTCCACCTGCACATGCAAAATCGTTCAACATAGCCTACCAAAATACAGAAATGCAGCCCCATAGCGCCCTATTGCGGTTTTTTGATTGCCATTTCTCCACTCCCAACCCCGCTCTCACACCCATAACCATTCCGATAAACGTGTCATCAAACTCGTCAAGCAAACCCCGAAAGGCAGGTACTTATGGAAGAACTTATTCCTATGACAGACTTCGACCAGAGATATTACCCTGAAATCTCTGAAGAAGATAAAGTTAACTTTATCATGCATTCTAATTCTTTTGAAAGAATAGTTCATAAGTATGACCAGATTCAGGCGCATCTTCTGATTCCGTCAAGAGCAGATCCAGCCGTTTCTGGTCAAATGAGATGCCTCCACCTCATTTTTGAACTTGCTAAAAATCCTGACCTCATCCCAAAACCAAATCTAATAACTCCTGCAAGTTTTGATAAACTCTTTCCCTGGGTTAGACAACTTCATAAAAACTTGCTCCACGATTTTTCGCGCAAAGGACAAGAACTCCTTAACCAAATCGATTACCCACAACCCGAAGAACTTGGTAGCTATAGAACCGAACCTAAAACCCTTGGCTCCCGCCTTATGCCCCCGCCCGACCAAATCAAAACCCTCCTCGCCACCCTCTTCTCAAATTACTCTAAAACTTATCACAAATATAAGGAAGGTATCGAAACACCTATCCTCATGGAAAAAGAACATTGGCTCGACCTAGAAAAACAAATCCACCTCGCCTCCCTCTCCTTCGCTTGCGTCAAACCTTTCAAAGAAGGCTCCAACCGTACCGCACGCCTCGTCGAAAATCTCCTCAGACTTAACACAGGCCTCAAGTTCACCTTCCATACTGATAAAGATAACTACCTCAGAGAACTCACATCCCTCCAAGATTCATCTTATAAGTTTTCTTAAACAGTGGTACAGTTTCGTTGCGCAGTGGAACGTTCTCTAATTATATTCTTCTTAAGAAGAATATAATTCACCGGAGAGTCTTTAGTATCTTCTCGACAACATTCGTGCCAGAAGAAAGTTGACGAACAGCGTCCTCGCCAATACCAGAAAGTAGCTCTCGCCGCGCAGTGCTAACAATCAACTGATTGTCCCTCTCCAAACTCTTCTTAACCAAGACTCTCAAAAATTCCCGCGCACAAGAATCATCTAACCCTACATCAAACGAATCAACCCAGATAACACTGTTCCTAATCTCCCCCTTGTACAAATCAGTCAATACCGCCCGCGCCTTCTCTACCCCAAGCCCTCCTGAATCCAAAGCACTACCACTAATAAAACTCCTCATACACAAAGCAGAGTTGTACCCCAGTAACCCACCTAACACCTGATGCTCTTTCAAAATGGTATCAGGAAATACCAAACTTTGCACTACTCTCCCCTGCTTTACAATACCAGTAGCTATAGCGCCACCATATTCTAATTCCCCATACCCGCTCACTTTATCCCAATCTAGAAAACAAGTATCAGGATACATGGCATTACGAAATAACCTCAATGCCATTTTTTGTAGCATGCTCTTGCCAGAACCATTACCGCCAACTATCCCAACAATAGGTAATGGACTACCAGAATCTCCTCGTAAATCTACCGTAGCCTTGCCAGAACCCCAATCCGCTTCCAAACGCCGTACTCGCATAATCAAACTCCTAACCGTCCCATAGGACTAAACTTTGTCGGTATTCCCCTCTAGAGGCCTCACCCGCCTATTGCCCTCTTTCCTGCCCTTCGGAGAAGCACGAGGCTGCTGGAGCCGCCTAAAGGCTAGCTTTGCCCCTCCAGTCCTTCTCCGTTCTGGTAGGAGCAAAAGCTCGTAGCAGTCACCCTCTGTAGCTCGCTATGGAGGGTGATTGTCTTTACTGCTTCCAGAACTGCCAAGAAAACCGCTTCCCGTAAGTTCTTTTGCATGTCCAAAGCCTCAAACGCCCTATGACCTCAAAAAGAACAACTAAGAGAAATAAACTTAGTAATAGCGGCCAGAAGAAAAAGCCCAAGAGATACTCTTGAATGGAACGATCTCTTTTATCATTCTCTATTATGAACATCGTAACAACGCTCATGATAGTCCAAGCAAAAATATAATAAACGAATGGCGCAGTTACCGGCGCAGCGGACGAACCTTGCAAAGCTAGATTCAGTGTTAGAAATCTTGCGCAGTGGACCATTTCAGTGTTACAACTTTCAGTGTTAGAGATTCAGTGTTAGAAATTATAAGATTGTAGTTTATGTTTTGTGAATGTTAATTATTAGTTTGTAGGTCAGAGAGTCGCTAATCACCAGTTATTTGAAGCATGTCCCCATGAAATGTCATAAAGTGGGGCAAAGTGGGGCAGTCCTCTAACTCTTCCTACTACAAACCTTATTATTTCCTCACCAGAAGGGCTTCTACTCTTCTATTCTTTCTTAACAGCTACATCTTCTTCTAGCGGATCTTCTATCGCTACAATGTTCTGATTTTCTATTATAGTCTGGTTGTTTGCATTCTTTATATCAAGATTTGCAGGACATTGGGATTGCATGAGTTGTGATTGGAGCATTGACATTTTGACATTTTTACATTCATTCAAAGCTTCAGAAACGTCAACAAGGAGGGCATTAGTAGCGGCAGCGGCGAAGGTAAATGTCCAGCCTATAGCGACGACGAGCAGGGTTCCAACATTGAGGCCATTGAGAGAAGCGACGACGACAAAGTAGAATATAGCGAGGGGTATGCAGACCTTATAAATCTTATTCATTAGTTCTCTATTTGACTTTACCATTTTATCTGTACTACGACTTTAGTATAAGATTTGTTAGTGTGAGATTTTCGAAGGTTTCGAAAGAGTGTGAATTATGATACTAGGTCATAACCTTTTCGTTGGAGTGTTGGTTGTGCGAGTTTGAGTTTTGTTGAGACTTGGGCTATAACTTGGAGGAGTTGTTCTTCGAATTTTGGGTCGCAGCAGATAGCTACGATTCGTCCTGGTTTGGTTTTGAGGGGGGGACCATTTTTCTTTAGCGGACATTAGTTCAAAGTCTGCTTCTGAGATTTCTGTTATATCAGGAGCGAAGGCTATTTCGGCGATTTCTTTATAGGTTGTGAAAAAGAGCATTTTATGTTTAGGATTTTTGACGACAGCGACTGGTAGTTGAAGATAGTTTATACCTACTACTTCTAGGGAGAGTTCTGTTGGGAGGGAGGCTTTGAGTTCTTTACAGATATTGTCAAAAGCTTTATCTCGTACTGCGAGATAATCTCTTTTGATGGTTACTTGTTGCGGGTTCTGTTGTGGGTTCTGCATTGGTTATTAGCTCCTTAGTCTTGGTGGTATTAGCGATGTTGGTGATGTTGTGAAGATTTGATTATTGCGCGAAAATATTAGGGGTTTAGGTTTTTATATCTTGGGGTTATAGAGACTGAGGGGTTAGGTGTACCGAGTCCTGTTTTGACGACTAGGTATTCTTGTTTATTATTGATATCATAGAGGACGAAGACGGAGAACTCTTGTTCTCTATTATATTGCCAGGGGGTAATAGTAAAAGAAAGGGGTTGGATAACAGGGGCATATTCTTTCTGCAAGATTTCCTGTTGTAACTTTTCTTTTTCTATAAGATTGAGTCTTTCTATTTCTTCTTCTTGTTCTTTTTGGAGTTGTTCGGCTCTACGTTGTTCGGCTCTAGCTTGAGCTTCTTTGGCGCGGACGTTGGCTCGTTCTTGGAGGAGCTTATTTTTTTCTTCTTGCAAGAGCTTCTGGGCTTGTGAAGATTTATCTTGCGCGATTTTTCCTTTTATGGGGAAATAGAAAGCGGCGAAGACGGCTAAGAGGGAGAAGGCGCATAGTATTATTTCAGGGAACGGGAAGTCTCTTGATTGTCTCATTATTTTTCTTCTTTCTTAGGTTTTGGCGAGATAGAGACGACTGTTCCGTTTTCAACGAGAACGTATTCGATATTATTTTCGATATCTTTGACAACAAAGACATATCGAGGGCTACCGATGCTTTCTATTATTTTTTGTGAAGGCTGCGGGTTATCTGTTTGGTTTATTGTTTTAGGCGGGTTAGAGAGAGCGGCGACCACGAGAGCGACGACGATGGCGATAAGGAGTCCGAAACAATGGTGGAGGTCGTTTTTTTCATATGCGCGGATTTTTAGTTCTTTGGGTGTTTATTCGTAAAAAGAGAATCGATGACGGCGAGGACTGCGTTAGACACGCCTACTAGGAGGAGGGCGGAGATGTCTACGATTCCGGCGGCGACAGAGAGGATTATTGAGCGGACGGCGTTCATTAGTGGCGATTTTTTCCGAGGCCAATAAAGGACAGGAACAGTTCAGAAGAGGCTTTTGCCAAGGTTTGCGCTGCAACGTCTTTAGGTATTCCCGATTCTATGAGATTATCATATAATCTTTTAAGGGAGGGGGTAATAAGGTCAACATAGCGGGCGGTTGCCTGGTCAAACTCTTGCATTTGTTGCGGGGTCATTTGGGGTGTCATTTATTATCTTCCTATTACAAGAATAAAAAAGCCCTGCCATGCCGTCGTTAAGCAAAGCAGGGCCTGTAGGAGAAAGCGATTTAGGGCTCAATCTCGGACGTATTCGGTACGGCTGAGCAGGTGGTTTCTTTCGCGAACAATCTTGGACTTGTACTTACCCTTCGGGATATTGATGGGCTTATGTTCCTCATGTTCGATAGTCGAGTCTTCCTGGACATCGACATAGGTTTCCGCTTCTTCGCCCTTCTTGGGTTTGGATTTGAGGACGGTAGCTTTACCCTTGAGCTTATGGGAGTGTCCGGTGACTTCGCCATAAGCAACAACCGGCTCATGATGAGGGGTCAGTTTAGCGGGAAGCTTGTCAATCTTGAAGAGCAGAACGTCTCCCTGCTGGTAGTAGACTTCATTGCTAGCGGGTGTTGCGGCTTTGGTTGCGGTCTTTTTCTTCTCGGCCATTGTGTTTCCTTTCATTATGAAACTTGGAGTTTATTTTCATCTTTTACAAGAGGTTTCTTGAAAAAATGAAAACTTGTTTCTTGACAAAATCCTGATTTAAGACGGATCTTTTTACCATCGAATCCGGCAATATCTTCAAGCCGGAAAATAACTTGCCAAAGTTTGTCGGTTGTTTTAGGGCCGAAATATGTATGCGCGATAAACATATTAGAACAATGTAGGCCGGGTACGCATGTTAAAGAATCGTTTTCTGTTTCTGAGACATCTATAGAAAAACGTCCGGGTTTTTGTATAAAACTTTCATTATATTTACCCGAACAATCTGAGTTTGTTACTCTATAAGCTGTAAAATAACCATTAGAATCTGGAATAATGTTTAGTATAGAGAGCATATAGGGAATTCGTTCATAAATATCACATTTCCAGTCGCCTCCCTGCCATGTACCTCCCTGCCATGTACCTCCCTGCCATGTACCATTATTCCAGATGCCATTTAGCCAGAGGCCATTTTTCCAGGTGCCGTTTAGCCAGATGCCATCTAGCCATTTGCCTCTTCCCCAGATGCCATCTAGCCATGCGCCGTTTTTCCAGGTGCCTTTTTCCCAGGTGCCGTCATGCCAAGTACCGTTTTTCCAAAGGCCATCTAGCCATGTGCCGTTTTCCCAAGTACCGCTTTCCCAGATGCCGTCATGCCAAATTAACAACCCATCATGGGTAATACTAACCGTTGCCGCTGTAGTAGATGCTTTATTTAGCCATAAAGTAGTTTGTTTTTGTTGTTCATTTGGTTCATTAACAGGAATATTTTCGCTATTTAGATAGGTAATTTTAATTGCTAAGACATTATCCATTGATGATTTCTTTATTTTAGATAATGAAATTATGTCAAAGCGAGGGGCAGGGTCGTTGCTCCATGATTGCGCCACTTGATGGCTTCTTCAACAGTTTTGCAACTATTGTCAACGCCTTCAAGATGATGATCGTCCATTGAGGGGTTCTTCATTTGGAGGAACTTACAAGCTCTACGGGTTGTTCCGCCCCAGGGGCTTGCAACTGGTATTTCAACTTCAAGGAGCTTATAATCTCCCTGAGTGTCGATGGTTTTAGCGCCAAGGCTTCGAATGATAGACTTTGGGCCAAGTCTTTCGAGGACAACTCTGCGTTGTTCGACATTCAATCTGAAGAAGGCGGTTTTGCGCTTCTCCATATCCTTAGCCTTGCAAGTTATCACCCATTCAGGACAATCTCTGCCTCTGAAGTAGTAATAGTTTGCCTTACCGCTCTTCTTAAAGGCGTAGGACTTTTCGTTATGAAGAACGAGTCGCTTGGTGTTGTTTGCCTGTACGACTCTTGAAGATACGAACGAGGCCTTATGCCCTGCGTAGAAAACTCTACCAGGAACAATAGCAAAGAAGATGAAGTGGTTATTGATTTCCTCAAGGGCCTTCTTAAGATTTTCAGGCAGGGCAACCTTGCGAACGGCAATCTGGCGAACGATTGCTGACAAGAAGCCAACGGTACTTGCAAAAGACTGAGTGGAAGTGAATATCTTAGAATGTAGCTTCTTACAAAGTTCCAAGAACTGCGGGTCGAGGCATTCTTGGACTCTGCCCATCTTAAGGATATAGCAGGTTCGGGTGTTATAGTTCTCGAAGAACTCGGTAAGAGTTATTCTGGGGAGATTTTCGATTTCCGCGAGAATTTGATCGTAGTAAGGCGCGAGGGACCAGCTTACAGCGTCTTTGTGGTTGAAGTTAAAGATAGCGTCGAGTTTGGTAACTCTTGAGATGGCGCTTTGAACGTTGGAGAGAGCGACATGGAGGCGGTCGATAGAGAGGACTTTGGAGCCTGGTATATCGCTTGGGACAGAGAAGCCCATTGCTTGCGAGTATCCGTTACTACTGCCATACTCGCTTTCAAAAGACTTAATTTGGCAGGTTGAGATTGAGGAAGTATCGAGCGGGTATCTCGAAGCCTCAACAAAGCTAAGAGCAACCTGCTTAGCAAGTTTTTCATAGCCTTCTTTACGAGCTTTCTTGACCTTCTTTTTCTTCTTACCAGAGGTCTTGTATTTGACCTTTTCTGGTTCAACAAACTTTTTGTTGATTAGGTCTTGCTCAATGATTTGCTGGATGAGAGGGGTATCGCTCATAAGGAATCCTAGGCTATAAAAAAGCCACTATATTTATGGATTTTTCTTGATTTCTTCGACAGCGGCATTAATAAGTCTATCAATTTCCTGAAGTTGGGTTTTGTAGTGCATTCTCTGTTTGCGGATGCGTAGGTATCTCCAAAACTGGACGATTAGAACTAACAGGAACGGAGCGAGGACAAACAGGGTTGCTGCGGGCAATTGAAGATTCAATCTCAACCTCCACTTTTATATTTCCCGTTATTTTACGAACATAGGAGTTACCAGGGCTTTCGAGATGGGCCGGCAATCCGTCTGATATAGTGCCTCTTGTGACATTGATTGTTTTGAACTTTTGGTAATAGCCTTTGCCGGCGTTTTTAGTGTGGATTGTTTTGACAATAAAGAACTTATCTCTCAGGTCGCATTGGTAGAAGCCGTCTTGGAGCGGTTCTTTTTGTTGCGCGAAAAGAAACCAAGGTTCTTCATTTTGGAATGACACTGAGATGATCATGATCGGATTGTTTTGACTGAGCGGACGAAGCTTGGAATGCAACAGGTTAGGACAACGATTGAGGCTACAATCATAATGCCTTTATCTGTTGAGTTATACTTACTGTCCCATGTATATACTCCATATGTCATAAAGAGTATATACAAGACGAGTGCAGGCTCAAGAAAGAGAAGTATCCAGGCTGCTTTTTTAGCAGAGAGCAGGTTCGAGTTCTGAGAGTTCTTCATGAGATTCCTCATAAGTATTTTCGCAAGGCTTTGTGGTTTTAGCATTTAGAGAATCAGCCACGGCCTTACAATCTTCGGGATCTTGGAAAGAAGCAATCCAGGTTTTATTGCTATCATTCTTGTAAAGTTCGGTTCCTTCGGAAATATAGCGCGTCATGCAGTTACCTCAGTTTGTCAAGATTGCGGGAGGAATCGTTACTATTACGTTGCAAACGAGTCTTGAAAAGTTTAGTTCAGAAAGGGAGGTCAGAGAGATCGATGGTCGGGTATTTCTGAACATAAACAATGTACCAGGTTTCGGGAAGAAACTCCGAGGGCTCGTCGCCTGTCAAGATTATAGCTCTTAGAACTTTCACTAAAAAGAGTTCTATTTTATCGAGCCTTCTTTTTAGCTCCAAAATGGCTTCTTCTTTGTTAGAAGTGAAGTGTTCTTTTTTGAAGTAAATATGATCTTGGTTTATCATATCTCGTACTTCAAACCTGAATACGTCGCCGAATACGCCAAGCGCCTCTATTTCGGTAAAGGGTATTTCTTGAGGCAGTTCTATTTCAAGGTGTGTATTCATGTAGGTTTGTGACATTGCAATAACCAAGTCTTCTAAGTATATTTAGCATTGATCGCGAATATACATAGATAACATCGTCAAACGAGACTTTTGCCGACTTGAGCAAATACTTGATTGTTTTTTCTCCAATTCCTTTTCTTCGTCGGTCGTGTTTTGTGTAGGCCATGATTTCGAAGTTTGGAAACTGGAACGAAAACGCAGAGCTAAGGGGTTGCGACGGTTCGGCATCGCACATGCCTTTTCTCTGCATATTCTTCGTTATGGAAACCAAGCATATTGGGTTTCCATTATCTCTTGTTATGGCGAACAAAGACGAGTTGAAGTCTTCTGGAACTTCAAGTAATCTGGATAGAGTTCCGTGGTGATGGAGGCGGTGTTCCCCAAACGTTATTAGGTTATAATCTTTGTTCTTCTTGATATTTGAAGATTTTGTAATTGCTACAGTCAGCATAAACGGCTCTGCTGTTTTGATTGAACTATTTGCGCGGAATAACTCCCCAGCAAAATGCCGGGGAGTTATTTGTCAGTTAGAGCTTGTGGTTGTTCCGGTTGTTGGCTGGGCCGTTGAAGCCGGCGTTCCAGCAGGTTGCGGGCTGTTATGATTAAGCGGGACTCTTGCTTGAGGCATTGGTAGCGGCTCGGGCTGAGATAGCGTCCAGATATACGCTCCGCCGCCTGCGCCAACGATCAAAAGAATAAACAGTATGAAATAGAAAGCATCGCTTCCAAATGAAGACTTAGGCGATGTCGGTTCCTTCTTGGGACTATCAGTCTCCGTTAGAGTGTCTGTTGGCGGGTTTGACGACAATGATTCTTTCGTATCCATTCTAAAACTCCTTATGCGGGTATAAAGGTCCAGTCGATTTTCATACCAAAGAAATGATCGAAGATCCAAACAGTAAATCTACAAAAAGTCAGTAGAGACAATAATAGAGAGAACATCGAAACCATGTAGACTGTTAGAGAGTATGAGAGGGGAACACCTTCTGTTGTGGTCAGCTTTTTTGCGTAGTTCAATCCGCTAGTTGCAACAAAGGCCATGAAGGCTGAAAGAGTAGCCGACGCGATTCCGACAGCTATTGCTCCAAGCAGGTTCACAAACGGAACATAGAACGGAGCAACAAGCAATACTAGGCAGCCAAGAAAGGAAGTGAAAACACAAAAAAGCTTCGACAAAATCGCCTCAACTTGCATTAGAGCGGCCTTCGTTATGGCGGACTGGTTCTCTTTTTTGTCTCTTTCGACCATGTAAATCTCGCTTTACGCTCCAATGCTTCGGCAAATGTCTTGGCTTCATCGTCTGAACAAAATGCTCTCTCCATTCTTCCACAAAGGTTTGGAAGTTTTCGGTTTTGGAAATTACAATTTGAGAGTGAGAAAGATATTCTCCAGACTGTCCGTTATCTGTTTTTACTATTTTTTCGAGATATTCATTATCAACGAAAGAACTGTTTGTTTCTTTCTTAATTTGCTCAATCAAATATTGTTTTCTATCTTCGGGAATTTGTTCGCCAAACTTGATGAGAGTTTTAGCGTATTTAGGAGCTTGTTTCTCATTGATGTTATTTAGACCATGCAAGGGAGCATTGTATTTTTCCGCCAGATCTTGTTTCTTTTTTACGGCATGTTTCTCGTATACAACATGGCACTCTATACAGAGAGGGAGAATATCATAGTAGTTAGAATCCTTGATCTCTTTAGGAAACTCTTTGCGGTAGCAATAAGGAACAACGTGATGTTTTGTTAGCTTTTCGCTTGACCCGCAGCAGCAACACTTATTTTCTCTATTTTGAAGATAGTAATGGTCGCCAGACCAGCCAAGGCCATTAGGTTTGAACTTGAGTCTTATTGTGTTTGGAGCTTCCAGAACTGCCAAGTTTTTTCGAACATACCAGTCGAGCTTCTTCTTGTGACACTTGAACATTTCAACGCCTTCAGGCGATAGAACTGTACAGTTGTGATAGATTTCTTCGTTTGAATAACTCATACAAATAGCTTGTATACAATAAAAGCTATAAACACAACAACAACTGCTATTATTGTATATGTTGTTAGGCTAAGAATTAGGGGAAACAAGAAAATAAAACCAAAAGCTCCCAGAACTAGCCCAAGCGCTTTTTGCGAAAGCGAAGCTTCTTTATTCGAAATCAACTGTAACGCAAAAAACAACAACAAGCAACCAAGCACAAGTTTAAGCAAAGCGAGGATCATGTTTTTCCTTTTCTTGCGTCAGTCTCTCTTTCAGGGAGGCTGAATAATTGATATAACTGCCGTTCTTTGGACCAGGATTCTTGCTAACGCAGATAAAAACTTCATACCCTCTTATAGAAAGAATATAAGCAAGATTGTACATAATTTTGTTATGTACGTTGTAGGAAACTTCAACGAAGTCCTTAGAGCTTAGGGCGTCAGAGAGTTCAGGATCAAGTTCTATCAGGTGCAACTTATCCTTCCAGCCTTCTTCCGTGAAGGGGATATTTGATATTGCAAGAGCAGTCGAGTCTGCTTTTCCTACCAGATGCAGGTAAATAGCTATGCTATCAAAAATTTCCTCGACAAGCTTATAGCGTTCAAGATTGTTTTTGACAGGGGTACAACTGCCGCTTTCGTCAATCATAACTCATTCTCGAATGGGACGAATATCTTGTTATTTAAGAATACTTCATGGCCGCGAAAAGTAAGAATTGAGCAAATAAGATTTGCCCAATGAAGAGATAGATTCGTCATGAAAGAGTTGATTTCATAGCTAAAGAAGATGTCAGCCGCAATAGCGTCAACCGGATACTTCGCTTCCAAGGTTTCGTTGTTCGTTTCAGGTTCTTTATCGCTGATTGTTACGGCAAAGTGTTTGTCTGCGCATGGATTTTCGCTTGCCACAACTCGTATATTGACGTAGAGAATTGGATACTCGCAAAGTTCTTTGAGGAACTTAAGAGTTAGATTCCGTTCTTCTTCGGTTGGTATTGAAGACATTTCTTGCGTTATTACGAGTTGCGTATTCTTATTTGAGAAAAAGGAAATACTTGACGGACTTCCTGTTGTATTACAGGATTTATAACTATTCTTCATATTTGAAGTTCTCTGGATTTCTATTTAGAGCATTATCAATCTTTCTCTGCCATTCTGCGAACAAGGGCAAAAGTTCTATAGATATTCTTGGCTTATAATCATGGCTTGCAAAGATTTCAGGTATTCTGAAGTCCTCAAGGAGTTCTTCTGCAAGCTCGTCGGTCCATGCGGAAGCCAAGTTGGAATGAACTTCGCAGATATCTCCGCAAAACTCTCCATAGGAGTTTGTTTGACCCATTCCGTCTGGAGTTACAGATTGAAATAAAACTCCTGAGAAATGGCTCTTAGGATCGTCCCATACGTCTATAATTTGAGACGGGTTGTTTTTTAGATATTCAATAGCTTTATCGTAACTGTCCATTTTAACCTCAAACTTATAGTGAGATTGATAATTTTGATTTTCACTATGCAAAATCAGGAAAGTTTAGTTCAGGATACGCCATTTTCGGCTCTCATCGTAATAGAGAACTTCTCTAGCGGAGGAACTATCTTTTCTCCGACTATCTTAGAACATAAAGATTGACCAATCTCAGAATGGTCTTTTACTTCTGTCAGGGCGGTGAAGACGCCTTCTAAACAGGAATATAAATGAGCCTCTGTTTTGGCAGGATCTTCATAAGAAGCGGAGGCTTCAGCGCAAATCTTATCGGCGTATTGAAGGAGATGCATGCTCGCCTTTATTTTTCCATGCAAAGAGGCGATTCCCAGCCGTCTGCGCTGGTCGTCAGTTACATGAATCTCATTATTAGTCGCCTCATTATTGGTTACTTTTGGCATACAGTTTCTCCGATTTAGATTTATTAAGAAGTCGCACTAGCGGGCGGTTGCGAAGTCTCGGTTTCCTCTGCGCTATCAACGCTATGACCCATTGCCCGCATAAGGGCTGTGATTTTCTCAAATCGGTTTTGAGTCATACCGCCATAAGCTTCCTCAGGTTTCACCTTATACTTGCGCGCAAAGGTTTTTTGCTGATTCCACCAACGAATAGTCTTCTGCTCTTCTTCATTTTCTGAGGCATAAGGCCAAAGTTTACCGTCATTCTTGTATTTAGCAACGACAAGGTTGTAACGGGTTTCCCAAATGCCGTCCCTTTCAAGCGCTTCATTTACGTCAATTAGACCCTTGAGAAGGGCTTCTCTTTCAAGAGAAATGCCAGGAGCCTTCTCTCCAGCCGCCTTTTTGGCAAGAAGATACTTCTGCCTGCTCCACCACTGTCCGAGTGCTTTTTCGGTTTCGTCTTTGGAGGTTGTTGAGGGCCACCTCTTATTAGTAGCAGCGAACTGCTTCACTTGCTCAAAATGCTCGGTCCATTCTGCTTGTCTTTTTGATTCCGCCATTAGTCTCATCCTTTGTGTCTATTGTGTCGAAGGCCCATAATGGCTCTTCTCAACACTATTTTCGACTAATGAGCGTTCTTTTTTGAGCATTCACGCAAATTTTGAACTATAAAAGCTTAAAAGAAAACTCCCCTTGCGGAGAGTAATCTGGGCGGGTCGCTGATCCTGGTTATCAGTCCTTGAGAGCTTCCTGTAACGCTCGGAGTTCCATGACTCTGCGCTGCTCAGGGGAAACGAGGCGATTGACCTTGATATCGAGTTCTTCGAGTTCCTTCTGCTTCTTCTCAATCGAGAGCATTTCAACTCGGGTCTTAAGATCTTCTTTCCAGTCGCTGATTGGATAGGCCTGCCAGGTTCCGTTGAAATCAACGCCAAGCTGTTTTGCGGCCTTGGAGAGTTCGGCTTCTTGAGTATTCAAGAATGCATAGATTTCAACAAGTTTACGAACGTCTCTGACAGTCTGGATGTTCGTTCGGTCTGCCGTCGTCGTTTCGTCGCGCCCAAAAGTGCAGCTAGTCTTCCAGAACGGACGAGTTTTGGCTTTTTCGATTTCTCTTTTCTTCTGTTCAACCTTAACCAGCAGAGCCAAAACTGCTTGATCTACTGATTCGTCTGCTTTGTTCGTCATATAACTTCTCCTTATTTCGAAACATCGTAAACTGTGTTAATGGGAATCTTCTTGCCGTTTGAGAGAACCATGTTGATCTTGAAAGATTTCTTGACTCTTTCAAACGCTTGTTCTTTTGTTATGTGCGGCTTGTTCCAGCCCCTATTCGAATAGTTGTAAACCATCGTCTTTGTATTGAGAATTCCGCTTTCTTCAATAGAGTAGGTAATCTCGTGCGGAGGTTGCCACCCTTTATGGAGCCTCAATACCCAGAAATGAAGGTTATCTCCATTCTTGTCAATAAACTCTTTGCTTTGATGATTTTGTATCAATTCTTTTGATTCAAAAACTTCTTCCAAAGTGATTGTTTGGGGTTCGGATTCCCAACCCTGAATGCCAGACGAATGAGGATCGGTGTTCCATTCGTCAATCAGGTCGGCGTAGTTGAGAACGGGTTCTGTGCTATTCAGCAGGGCTAAGAACTTAACGTCGCTCTTGCCGAAGAACTTTAAGCCATATTTAGTTCTTTGGGGATAAGCAAAGATATGTTGCCTTGTTCCCTTGCGAGGCTTGATTTCACTCCGGTAAGGACTCCATTCAAACCAATGGAATCTACCAAGATAGATAACTTCTTCGCCCTTCTTTGTTGTATAGCTATGACCAGGCTTCAAGTCCTTAGCAGAGATGTTTTGATCTTGGCGCTCGGTATAGTCAACAGCCTTCTTGTATTCTTCTGAACAGCAAGGCAAAAGAACAAGTTCTGTTCCTTTCCAGGCGTAAACAAACTTGCCTTCTAGACCACGCTTGAGGCAGTCTGTTTCCGTCAGAATACCAATAAGGTTTTCTGGCGTTACCTCAAACTCAATACCGCGAGGATCATACATGCGAATATATGATCGATTAGAACCAAAATGGTCCCAGTTGAATCGTTTGACATCTTTGTTAAGGCAAAAGCCGTCCTGAGGATTGTTATCAAACTCCTGAGCGTCAATCTTTTTGTCGCGCCAAGATTCCCAGGACTTTTCCTTGCGCAAAACTCCCTTGTTATCAAAGTAGATAACATAAGCAAGCTTGCCTGTATAAGTTCCTTTACGGTCTTGGAAGCCAACCTTGATCTTCTTGGGTATAAAGAGATTGCCGCTCATTCGCTCGTTTGCCTTTCTTTTTGATTGTTGCTGGTTTCGCCGTTGTATTAGAGGATACGAGCGGCGTACAGGCAGATGAGCGTCTTGCAGTCTCGGATGAGGCCGTCAGCATGAAGTTTCTGAATCTCTTCGCGAGTCATCCACTTGGCTCGGATGTGTTCGCCTTCGCTGGCAAGGCCAGTGACTCCGCCGGGGCTGGTCTTGGGAACAATGCCAAGATAGAACGACATCTCTTCGTTCGTAATACCAGGCGTCATCATTGCCTTGTGAATCAAGCGAAGATCAGAAGACCCGATGACGCAGTTGCCCTCTTCTTGCGCTTCGCGAATAGCGGTCGCTTCGGCAGAGTCGCCAGGTTCGATGACGCCAGCGATTGTCTCATAAAGCCAACCGTCTTCATTGACTTCCTGAGGAGTCTTGGTTGCGTCCTGATTGGCGTTATACCAAGCAGGATAACGAAGCTGACGAATCAAGAGAAACTTGCCCTCAGAAGGACACATCGGGAGAACCGTCGTTGACATCTTCTGTAGATGAACGAACTCTCGATGGCCGGTATCAGGCGGGTTGCCGTCTTGGTTGTCAATCTCGTAGTCTTGCGTAATGATACGAACGTGTCGTCCTCGGGTTACTCGATTGTTTGTTTCGGTTAGCGTGAACGGAGGAACTTCAATACCAACAATCGGCTTGGTAGCGGGCGGGTTCGCAATCTTCTTCGGAACAATAGGACTTGTTGGAGAAGAAAAAGTGGGGACGATTGGCGCTGGCGCGGGCGTCGGCGCAGCAGGCGTTGTCCCCTGTTGAGCAGGAACAAGGATCATGGTGCTGTAACCGGGATTGTTTTTTGCAGACGGAGCGCTAGTCGGAGGACGAGCGGAGCGGGGTTTGGATGCCATTGAGATATCTTGCCTTTCTTAGTGATTGTTCTTGTTTTCGATAGCGGGATATGGTCTATCAATATAGGCCAAAGCAAAAGTTGAAACAACAAAGATCAGATGGATTCCTACGAGAATGCCAATCTTATGCCAGCTTGCAGCGTCAACATTCGAAGACTCTGCTGTTTCGACAAACTTCTTGAGAAGATGGATACTACTCACCCCAATTAGCGAAGATCCCATCTTGACCTTCAAACCTGAGGCCGTGATGTGGCTCATGAATCGAGGTCGATTGATGATTGTTTCAGGATCGATTTCTCGAACAAAGATTGAATAACCGCCAATAGAAATCATGACAACCAGATTAGCAAGCATGGCGATATCAACAAGCCCCAACAGGCAAAGCATTGTCTGTTCAGAGCTTAGCTCGCCAATCTCCGAAGCCATATGATAGAGTTCTTGACAAAACTTGTAGGAGTACAAAGCAAGACCAATAGAAAGGCCTATAGAGGTAACAGCAAGCAGCCATCGGCTGGCAAATATGCTGCGCTCTATAAGGGAGAGAGGCTTGCTCATGTTTTTGGGCTTTGCTCGGAAAGTTTAGTTACAGTCTTACCGTCCTTGCCGTATTTCGTCTCAAAACTCTTCGTTGAGCAAAGGTTCGGGTCGCCGTCGTAAGCCCAAACAGAGCCTTTGTTTTCGCCAGCGGTTTCAGGTTGAAGATTTGCGCCTTGAAGAAGAAGTTGTTCAGTCATTTCATTGACTTCCTGAACCGCTCCTGTCATTCTACCGTCAGCATATCTTCTAGCCCAGAAGTGGAGCTTAGTCGCAATAGCAAGAGGATCATGCTTTGGTGGGCTCTTTGGCATGTTTCTTCTGTTCCGCGAAATAATCCATGATAAACTCTTCGGACAAGGCTTTTCCAATTTTAGTTATGATTTCAAAGCCTTGAGAGCTATCGTCGTTATCCAGGAAACGGTCAAAGGTTTCTTGAACTTTTTTGGCGGACTCTTCTTGAGCCTTAGCAAGAATTTCCGGCGCTATCTTTGGTGACGCAGTTTCGGTTGACTGGTAACAACTTATGCGCATGCAGATTTGCATGTTTGCAAAACACAACTGCATTAGTTCAAGAATTTGTCTAGCCTGAGCCGCTGATCTCTTGTATTCAGCCGAATTCGTATCAAGACTCATTTTTTTTATCTTTCTTGATTTGCCGCTCTAGCTCTTCTTTGCTCATCTCTATAAACTGAGATTTGTCGCCTTTTTCCTGAATGAGCTTGATAGACTCTGCGGAGATTGAGCCAGGAGATTCGTTAACTTCTTCTCCTCTGTCAATGCGTAAAGCTTCGGCATAGGAAATGATAAACCAATCAGATCCGTTAGCCTTTACTGCTTGCCTCTTAAGTTCAGGAAATGCTTCTTCTTCAGAAGACGCTTCGATCGTACCCCATGTAATGTGACAAACAGGAATACCGCCAGCGAAAAACTGAATATCTCCTTCAGCGAGATGGTTTTCCCAGTCATCGCTAGAGGCGAGCATCTTGTAGACGCTCCTATTCGTTCCTCCAGTCATGCCTTTGCGAATCATAACAAGATAAAGCTGTTCATCCATTTGGTTTCTTTCTAAGAAAAAGGAAATAAGGCTCAAAACCCTCGTCATAGCCCGGCTTATCGTATTTTACTTCCCAACCAGCTTCTTTGTATAGTTCTTCAACGTCAAGAAGCCTCTCGTCAAAGATTCTGTTTCGAGAAAATCCTATCGCGACAAGTTGGTTTACAATCTCTCGTTGCAAAATTCTTGCAGCGCCATTCTTGTATTTTTCCGAGATTAACGAGTTGAAGACTTCAATAACTTTATCGGGAATTGAAGCTGAAGGCTTTATTTGCTCTGGTGTTATCGGTTTAGTTTTCTTTTGATTCTGTGGTTCTGACCAAGGATTGAGAGGAGGATAACCAGCGACTCTAGGCTTGAATTGATTATCCATTTCAACAGCAAAAACACAATCTTTGAATAGTTTCCTGATTCCAGAAGAAGTAACAAGCCATTTATTGTTATCAAGTATTTCTTCAGTCCATTCCCATTTTTTACTATTGATTTTGTTTATCTTATATCTGCGAGTAGGTCCAACTTGCAGTATATACTCGCCTTGTTTATTTTCATAGTGATGGGGAATCATATTTGAACCTGCGTTTCCTTAGCGAGATGAATGAGATCTTTGATTAGAAGCTCTCTATCAGATCTTTTCTCTTCAAGAGATTGCGCCATCGAACAGAGAACGCCAAGTCTATGCTCGACGGCTTCGTTTCTCGTTATGAAAAAGTGAATCGACGCAAAACCAGGATACAAGATCGCTGTTCGTCCCTGAATCTCGGTAACTCCAGTTACTTCGATCTCTTTGAGGGTGCCAAAGTGCCAAACCCAAACCTTGTCGCCTTTAGAAACCATTATGCATCTCAAATAATTATGTTATCTTCGAATTCGCCTAGAAGTCTAAGAAGAAGTTCTTTATCATGCTTTTCATATGCGTTATAATGGCGCAGTTCGGCAAGATGAGCAAATTTCATTTATTCAACTTCCTGAAAAGAAGACTTCTCAAAAATTATTGCATCGTTTATTTTTTCATTTACATCAACGTAATAGTCGCCTTGATAAACAATGACTCCAACATTGTCTCGAACTTCAACTTCTTTTATTATGTCGTATCTAGCGATTGCAGGAAGAGGCGAAAAACCATCTTGTCGCTTGCCTGGCGGGAGAGTTCTTTTAGCGCAAAGTATGGCCTTCATTTATTACCCTTTCAAGACAGCAACAGGCAGAAGTTCGATTTGGATATCAACCAAGTCCTTTTGGTTGTTCATAACAACGTCAATGCTTTTATATGCGCTTCCAAGTTCGTCATGAGCTTCTTGAACTCCATAAAGCTCAACAGAACCAAGCTGCGAAGCCTGCGAAGGGTCAAGCCCGTCAGCAATACGCTTCTTAGCGGTTGTTCTACTGAAGTTTCGACCCGCACCATGCGAACAAGAGTTGAAGCTGTCTGGGTTTTCCTTACCCTTTACAATGTAGCTCTTGCTGCACATCGAACCAGGAATAATTCCAACAGTCGTCTTGCGAGCGAGCGTTGCTCCTTTGCGATGAACCCATACATTCTCACCATGATGATGTTCAATCGTTGCGTAGTTATGGTGAATGTTGATAATGTCCTTGAGAGCAGCCGTCTGGTGATATTGCTCTCTAACAGCTTCCTGACAACATATCATCATGAGTTTTCTGTTTACAAGAGCGTAATCTTGCGCAGCCAAAAGGCTTGCAATGTACCATTGTCCTTCGTCAGAATCAGCGGGCAAGAATGCTAGTTCTTCATTAGGAAGGCGAGTGTAGTATCTCTTGCAGGTCTTGACGGCAAGGTGATGGAACTTCTTGGCAAGCTGAGCGCCAAAGCCTCTGGAACCGCTATGAAGCATGAACCAGGCGTTGCCTTCTGCGTCTTGCTGAAGCTCAATGAAGTGGTTTCCGCCACCAAGAGTTCCTATTTGTATTTTTGCTCTGCACCATGCAGGATAATCAAGAGTCTTACAGAATTCTTTTGCTTCCTCAACCTTTTTCTCGACATCAGCAATATGGTCAATAATACGCTTATGACCAAGCCAGAGATCGCTTCTAGAGCGGTTTTTACCTTCGCCAACAGGGACATCAGCGGCAATGGCTGTCATGAGCTTCTTGATATCAAGGTCTGCGACTTTGATACCTGAATTCCATGCACACATTCCGCACCCGATATCCACCCCGACCGCATTTGGTGAAACGGCATTATGAAGCGGCAGGACGCAGCCGACTGGGACTCCAAAACCTGTATGAGCGTCGGGCATGAGCGCAACATGGCGATAGACGCAAGGAAGGCGAGCAGCTTCGCTGACTTGACGAATTGCGCCTTCTTCTAGGTTGAGGATGGGCTTGCCGGTTTCTGAATCGACATCCTTCGTCCAGCACTTGACAGGAACGCCGCCAGTTTGCTCGGGCGGGATTACGACGGGTCCGAGTTTTTCTTCAATGGTTGACATGATGTGATTATAGGATAAAAAATGGCACAAAATCAAACGTGTCTAAAGTGTTTTCATTCAAAACTTGCTATTTGTTCCAGAACCAATTAGGAAGAGATTCTAAAAAGTAAATTCGTTCTTGAGTTAAAGGCCGAAGTCTTGTTCCTTTGCCTTTATAATTTCTTTTTTGATTAGCAATCCACTTGCCTAATCTTTTTTCTTCTAAATCTTTGGACTTTTGAGATGGATACTTTTTATTCTTTTCTTGAAATTCTTTAACAGAATTAGCATTTTCCTGCCAAATATTATCAAGATCTACTTCCCATTTCCAACCAGGAATGGATTCGAGAAAAGAAATTTGTTCTTGAGTTAAAGGCCTTGCTCCCTTCCCTTTGTAGTTCTTTTTTTGACAAGAACACCAGCTTCCTAATCTTTTTTCTTCTTTATTTTTAGAATGATCAGATGGATGCTTTTTATTATTTTCTTGAAATTCTTTAACAGAGTTAGCATTCTTTTGCCAAAGATCATCATCATCCCAGTACCAACCAGGAATAGATTCAAGAAAAGAAATCTGCTCCTTAGTTAAGGGTCTTAACTCTTTTGCTTTACCTTTGTAATTCTTTTTTTGATTAGCAACCCAGTAACTTAATCTCTTTTCTTCTTTGTTTTTAGAATTATGAGTTGGAAATCTATTATTGATTTCTTGAAATTCTTTAACAGAATTAGCATTCTGTTGCCAAATATTATCAAGATCTAAAGACTGCTGCCACGGGACAGTATCAATAGCGTTGAGTCGTTTAACGGCTTTAAGTTTAGTTCTTTTATTCCAGCCTAGCATTACTTATCCTTATTCGGAATAAAAACAAGCGTCCCCATGACAGTCTTCGGATTCGCCGCATCGCTATTAGTCTTCTTGTTCGGCTGAGTGCCATTATAGGTATAGGCAGAGTTTCCAGCAACTTTCCACTTTTTCTTGCTCCAAACCAAACGAAACATCGCATTTTTGCAAAGATTGTCAATCAACTCTTTGACGCTAGAAAAGCGATTATGAGCCTTAATCACAACATTCAATACAAACATTGTATCTGTGTGATTGTTTTCATAAAGAAAGTTCAAAATTCTTCCAGCATGTATGGCTCCCTTGTCTGTCATGTTAATCAGGTCAGCATTAACTATTGCTGGATTGAAATTTCCATTATGCTGAGCAATCTTCATGGCTGTCAAAAAATCCAAACCATACCAATTTGATTCTTTGTATAGCTGGTTCTTTTTGTGAATTTTTTGTTCAGAATCTACTCCGTGAAATTGATTGGGAGTTATCAAGCCAGCCTTGATAACTTGATCAAGCTCGGAATCTTCTAAGATGCCGCTTTCGTCAGCGCAAAGAGCGCACATGCTCCAGTATTGTTTGTCTTCTGGAAGAGAAGGACCAATAAATTGCTTATACACATCAATGATAGTCGCTTCTCTAGCAGCATGCTTACGAGGGCAACCTGTGTACGTTTTAGGAGTAATGGTCATAGTTTAAACCAGTCTGGTCTCAAAGATCTAATAATCTTGTCAAACTCAGTATCATATCCAGTTTTTATTCGCCATACAATCTTCTCTTTTCTTCAAGAAGAGATTGATTACGCTTCCAGCTATAAGCTTCTTCGTATAATGAAACCTCTTCTGGATCCGAAGATTTCTTTTGAGGATTTCGATTGTTTTTGGCAACAAATGCGTCAAGTCGATCAATGAAGTTGTTGAATCTTTCCAGAGAATGACTTGTTGAAATTCTGGTTACAGCATTTCGGAAAGACTTGAAAGAATCAATACCAATGGCTTCCGCAGCAAAGGATACAAGCAAACCCTCTGGAGAGATTTCTTCCGGGCTAACAAGGCCAAATTCTTCAGCCATCATGCGAACCAAAGGAGAGTCAAAATCAAGTGAAAGCCGAACGCTATTGGCTTTCATTGCAGAAGCTCTACGGGCCGTGTAGGTGGCAACCGATTCAGCATACAGGTGAACGAGTTCTTCATCTACATCAAGGTCAAGAAGGATATCCGAAACGATATCAATTCTTTCCTTCAGGCTAATTTCTCGACCTTCCATTGCAATTCTTGCAGTTACAACAGCAAGGAATTCGCTTCTCTTGTCCATTGTTTCAAACAACTCGCTCATAAGGTCGCCGCCAGAAATTTCTTCTTTTTCTTCAGGATTGTTTCTCTTTGGAGCCGTAACCATTATGGGCTGCATAATATCAATGCACATCATGAGCGCCAAGTTCAAACTCAAAAGCGCTTGATTAAGGTCTTCCGACATTGATTCCGAATCGACCTTTGTTGAAGTCGGAAGTAGCCATGTCATTACAGCATAGCTTTTTCCAGCAACATCTCTGATCATTCGACCATTGATCTGAACAATCATGGCGAGAGACTTAACGTTGCCAATCAAAATAATCTGGTCGCAAGCAATCCAATCAAACCCCTCTTTGCACATACCCAGAGCGATGATAACATCAACAGAGTCTTTGCCGTCATTAACTCCTCTCAGGAATTTCTTAACACTTTTGCGAATGTGATCTTCGTCGTCAACGGCGTCAACAACGGTTATCCACTTGTTCTTGCCAACACGAAGTTGGAAAACTCCTTCAACAGTTTCACCGTCGCTGTTTGTGTAGGTTTTTTTCTCGATACCTTTTTTCCAGCCGACCCCCTCAAGTATTCCATGCAAAACGTTTTCAACGTCGTCCTTCTTGCGGCTAACAGGAAAAGCTGAGTCTTCGCCCTTTGTTCTTGCTGGAATAAAGAAGATTGGTTTGTTTAGGCCATGTTTGCGAATTGTGCTTGCAATTGGCTTGACAAAGCTTTCTTTGGTAGAAAAAACTCCAAAGTCGTAAATCAACTTGTTGAGATACTTGAAGTATTTGAAGTATTCATCGAACGGTAGTTCATAAAAAGCTCCGTCAAGAAGCTTTGCAAACTTACCAGCAAAAATGCGCCGTCTGTCGCCGCGGAAGAAGGTTGCAGTGAGGCCGCAGATATGAGTATTAAGTTGTCTGTTTTCCAGAATATAAAAGATCATCTCTCCGAGCGTGTTGCAGGTTTCTTCTGAGTTGTCAACAAAGAGATGATGAAACTCATCAATGACTATGAGGAGATTTGAAAGAAGATGGAGCTTCTTTGCTTTCTTGAGTTCTTTGTAGACCCGAGCTAGCGTCGAATGAGTAACTATGGCGATTCTTGAGTGGGGCTCAACACCAGCCGGATCTGTAAGGAACTTTATTGTTTCTTTAACTTTGCCTTCTTCTGAAGCGCAAGCCTTGCCTGCCGACTGGCAAAGATCAAGACAGGGACTCCATGTAACGCAATCCTTTTTGGGGAAAAGAGATTTCCAATTATGTCTTTCTTGATCAGTCAAAGCTTTAAAGCAAGCCCAGTTTTCTTCTCCAATCAAAAAGCTAGAGATTTCGCCATCTTTGGTGTGACGCCAAGCTTCGCCAATAACTTCCTGAGGTGGAGCAATAATTGCTCTAACTTTAGGATTATCAGTCAAAATTTGAGAAACAGCAATTGAGGTAGTCTTGCTTTTACCTGCTCCAGTTGAAAGAATCAAACCAGAAATAGGATGATTATTAGCATATCTGTCGCAAATATGCTTTACTGCTGGTTCCTGATACTCTCTAGGAATGTAGACCTTTTCCTCGAAATCAGGAAAATAAACACTTTCAATTTTGTGATTCGGGTCACGAGAACATACAAACAGAGGCTTTGTTTCTGTTTGATGGATTCTCTTTTTAGTCAAAGAGTGTTTCGCTAGATCTACCACCATCTATAAACCTTTCTTTCTTGTTTTCCAGGCTTTCTTCGCAGCGTTGCTACGGACAGAAGCCTTCTTGTTTCTGGTAATCCATGCTTTACGAGCCGCAAGACTTGACTTTTGAGAAATAGCCATATCTCTATCCTTTAGTTGCAAAGTTTAGTCCTCTGCTTGAGGGTAAAGAATCACATGTCGTTCATACTGGTATCTCTTGTGAAAGATAGAGATTTTGAACAGTCAAAGTATATTCGAGCAAGTTCTCACTTGCAAATTTTGATGACTATTTCTGTAAGAAAAACTTCCTGCAACTCCTTGCAACTCCTTGCGGCTCTTTGCGACTCCTTGCGGCTCTTTGCGACTCCTTACGAAGGGTTGAAAATATTCACAGAATTTGAGAGCCTACCTTTTGCTTGCTCAAAGTATTCCTGATTCTTCTCTACGCACAAATAGTCAAGCCCAAGACCTTCGCAAGCAACCGCTGTCGTTCCTGACCCACACATTGGATCAAGAACGAATCCTCCTTTAGGACAACCAATTTCTAAACATCGCTGAACCAGCCAAATTGGTTTCTGGTGAGGATGCCCAACCCTTTCGGAAGTTGGAGTTATAGAACTCGTCCAAACGTTCCGTAGCTGCTTACCTTGCGCAAAAGTCTTACTAGCCTCGTAGTTGAAGTAGTAATCTTTTGATTTTACAGCCCATATCAGATGTTCTGTAGATTCAATCAGACCTGATTGAGTAATGTTGAACATCGCATTGTCTTTGTACCAGACAATAGAGTTGACAATCTTCATACCTAGTTGGCGTTGAAGGATCTCTCCGCAAAGATAGAGATTATGAAATGAAGCGCAAAGGAAAAGATTGCCAGTATCCTTCATGGCTTCCTTGATAAGAGTTAGCCATTTCAAATAAGACTGATATTGCTCTTCAATGGACTCAAACTGGTCCCAATCCTCGTCGGACTTTTTCCAGTTCTTGTCTTTGTGGGAAAGCTTTTTGTTGCCGATTCCGTAAGGCGGGTCAAAGAAAACAAAGTCAACTTGGTTTTTGAACCGAGATAGCTCCGTCTCTGCGTCTGAGTTCAGCAACTTTCCCATTAGAGCGTAAATCGACCTTCCAGCTTTGATTCTGGGCTCTTTCACGCTATGGTCTAAAACTAAACTTCTGTCGCAAAATCAACAGCTATGGCGAGTAAGAGCAAACACGTTGTCCTGTCGATTGACTTCGATTTCTTTATTAAAGAAGATATTTCATACGATTGGGGTCATCGAGAGAATGGGCTGTTCATTGGCCCAATCTGGCCAATTCGAGCTATGCAGCTTTTGTCGCAAGGCATCGACCCTCTCAAGGATGTTGGACTGGTCGAAGATCCCAGCGAGCTTCCTGTAAGTCTTAAAAAACTTGGTTGGAAGTTTTGTAAACAATCAAGGCTTTCAATTGCCGAATCTCATGCTTCGGCCTACCACGCCTTGAAATACCATACAAACCTGGAAATCATCAACATCGACGCTCATCATGATATTTGCTACGGTCAAGACGAGAAGCTTGACTGCGGCAACTGGATTTATATGCTTGCCAAAGAAGGGCGGGTCAAGAAGGTAACAATCGTCTATCCTCTTTGGCGCAAGAGCGAACATGACGCCGAGATGGATAGCGACTATCTGAGCAACGAATCGGTCAAGAAACTTACCAGTCTTGGCGTTGAGGTTGATGTTGTTTACGGCATTGACAAGACTCATCCAAGAAAAGTTCGGGAAGTTTTTATTGCTCGTTCTGGTGCTTGGGTTCCGCCTTGGACCGACGACGAATTCCTCCAGTTTATCAGCGTTTGGTCTTTAAGAACCAGAATTCAAACAATTTGGAACTATCAATCTCTTGACCAGTTCAAGAGGGAGTTTGATCTTGAAGAAGTCAAGAAGGGCGCTGAACTCATGAAGGTTCAAATGGGGGAAATGAGCAGCAAGAGACTTGTGAATAAGATTATCAAAACCTGATCTTTGCCGAAATAGACGATTATTCGTCTATGAGCGGCAAGAAGTTTGATGTTATTCTGATGAACCCGCCTTACCAGAAGCCAAGTAAGGACGGCATAGGTCGTAATAAGCTATTGTGGCCTCTCTTTGTTGATAAAGCTTTAGAGCTTTGCAAAGAGGGCGGTTATATAGCTAATATTCATCCTTCCATCTGGCGCAAACCAGATTACAAGCTCTTTCAGAAGCTTGTAAAATATAACATCCTACGGCTTTGTATGAACTCCAAAAAGACTGGTAATAAGGTCTTTGGAGTCAATACCAGATTTGACTGGTATATTCTACAGAAATCGCCCTATGCTGGACCAACATTGATCGTAGACGAGGCGGGCGGAAAGTTTAGTTCTGATATTCGGAAGTTTCCTTTCCTACCAAGCGCCAATATCGAGCAGGTTATGAAGATCATGACCACTCAAACTGGAGAACGGGTTGAAGTTCTTTATTGCACAAGATATCATAGGAAATACAAAAAACTTGTTAAGGAAGAAAAGACAAGCGAGTTCTGCTACCCGCTTGTTCACTCAATTGTCAAGGGCGGACCAGTTCTTTATTACACAAATACTACAGAGCGAGGTATCTTCGGAGTTAAGAACAAGGTCATTATCAATATGGGCGAGAAGCTTTATACTCTTCTGGACCTGAATGGTGATTATGGTATGACCGAGTGCTGTTTTGCTATTGCTTGCTCGTCCGCTGAAGAGGCAATAAAAATCAACGAAGCACTGAACTCTGAAGCGTTTGCTGAAGTCGTAAAAAGCACCAAGTGGAGCAACTATAAGATTGAGTACAAGATGTTTGAATATCTACGCAAAGACTTCTGGAGGCTCTTATGAGCAGAGAAGAGAGATATAGAACTACTGGCGAAGTCTTTACTCCGCCTTCTCTTGTTAGAAAGCTTGTTTCTTCTTTGCCTACAGAAGTGTGGAAGGAAAATAAAACCTTCCTAGATCCTGCTTGCGGAAATGGAAACCTGCTCATTGCAGTTCTTTGGCGCAAAATAGAAAGAGGGCATAGTCCTTTAGAAGCTTTGAAGACAATCTACGGAGTAGATATTATGCCTGATAATATAAAAGAATGCAGGTTGAGGATTCTTGGGCTAATCTCTTTATTTCAAGCAGTTACTAAAGAACATATAAAGGCTGTACTAACTAATATTGTGTGGGCTAATAAAGGTTCTTTGGAGTATGATTTTTCTTTTGCGCCGGTAAATGAAATTGGCGAATGGGTTGATTGGCAAAAAGAAAAAGAGCTTCCTATTACAGAAGCTCTTTGCGAGAAAAAGACAAGCAGCATTTTTGATTAATCGTCGTCAGAAACGGCTTCAGTTTCAAATCTCCACCAGAAGTCGCCATGTCCGCCATTCTTGCGAGTCCAGGTTCCTTTTAGGATCTCTCCTTTATCGTCTATGACGCAGCCTATTGGTGCCTTGATTTTCTCTTTTTCAATCAAGATTTTCGCCATGTTTTCTTGTTGTTCTTTTGAGCCATATTTACAACATCTGCGACACCCGCCAGAAAGAACCGGATGAGCGCAAGTGCAAGTCAAAGAGCAAGGATTGCCAAACTCGCAAGGGCAGGTTTTTCTAGGCGTACTTTTCCCATTCGCCTCTGAAGACGGCTTTGAGCTTTTCGAGGTAGTCATTTGATTTGACCTTTCTCATCCAAAGATCATGCCCTGAGCCGCCTTTAGCAATAACGCCTTCCCAAACAGGAAGAGTTCGGGTACGAACGGCCTCAATCAGTTCTTGATTAAAATTTCCTTCGTAAACGACTTGAGCGGACTTGAGATGACCGAAGTGCTTGACGAAATCTCTAGGCCCCAAGATACCCTTCTTGTGGAAGTTGATATCGAACAAGACAAGTTCTTTAGGATCGTTGTCTGGTTCCAAGTCATGAATACCAGCAAACGATTTTGGCCCAAAGAACTCGCAATAGGCGGTTACTCGCTCATTATTGCGATACTCTTTTGTGTCTTGAATGACTTTCTCAACACCTTCGGCTTGGGTGTCAAGGAAGAGCTTTATAGCTGGTCCGAAAACAGGATCTGTATGATCAAACAGCCTTGTTCTAGTTCCGAACTTATTCCATCCCTTTTTGGGAGTCCATTCAAAGCGCAGGTTACTACCGTCATACTTATAGAAAGCAATGCAAGGCTTTCCAAAGTCGCCAAGAGGCCCCTCAATAGACGGATATTCTTTCATTTGTTCTCAACAACAATCAATTCATGAAGCTCGTAACAGCTTTTTACGCCGTCACTATGCTGTACGTCAAAGCATAGGCCATGAGAATCATGATGTCCAATGACAACGCCATTAGCTTCATGCCGCCTGGTCTTCTTTGCTTCTTCTGACCAGTCTTCCGCTTCCATACCTCCATCAATAAAGGTCATCACCTTTGTTCCTGGAGCTATCGGAGGATAGACCGACGTTTGAACCTGGTAAGTTCTCATTATATGCTCCAAAGGTAAGACCAGTTTGACTTATGACGTTCAATAATCTTTTTGTCAAACGCTTTTCTATCAAACTTGTTTTCTTTTATTGCCTGCAAGTCTTCAAGAGTTATTTCTTCAATGGTTTCATGATTTCCAACCTTAGGATTATGATGAGGAAAAGACCCGTAAAGCTTGTAGATGTATTTATTTGCGCTATACCAGGCATGGACTTCGTATCCATTTATACGGAATATTGTATATACAACACCGTTGCCTTGATTAAGTAGATCCTGTAGTTTTTTCGACTCGTCACTCACGCCCCCCTCCTTATCCCAAAAGTTTAGTTCTTAGGCGACTAGCTGCAACTGCTTTTGCTTCTGTTCCTTAAGGCTTGCGAAAATTTCGGGCAAGGTCAGAATCTTCGGCTGTTCGACTTCCTCTGCTCTACCTCTTGAGGGAGCATAGCTCGGAGTGAAGACATTAGCGAGCTTCTTGAAACGGTCTTCGCTCTCCTGAATCAACAAGAGGCGCATGATGACGCTATCCGTAGGAGGGAAGTCTCCGGTAAGAACAACGCAAAGTTGCTCAATTTGCTTACCCTTCTCCCAAACAGCAACCTTCTGATGACCAGGGAAGATTTGATAAGTTCTTCCGCTATCACCCTTGAAGGTTATGAAACCTCGAACAGCAAACTTCTGGAAAGCCTGCTCTCCAATCAAGCGACGAAGGGTTTGACGAGCGCGAACCTCTCTGATATCCGTTGTTGGACGGAGTTCTTTGCTCTTGACAATAATGTTGGGAGCAATTCTAGAACGCAAGATTTCCTTCATGCGCTCAACAGGATCAATAACGTGCTGAGCAGGAGCGCCGCCATACCAGTAACGAAGATGATGAGCATATGCGACATCATGTTCATTATGTTCCCATTCAACGTAAGTTGTTGTTGCCGTATTTGTGTAGTTATGGAAATACGGGCGAAGATATGTAGTCGCAGACGTTGTTATGTCTGTGTCGTTGTTATATGCTGAATAAGCATTATAGGTTGCGGTCGTTGTTGTAGCAGAAGACGTTGTGTATCGAAGAGCGCGAATTGGAGATGCAGTCGCAGTTGTTGGATATCTTATGAGTCTTCTATAGATTTCTCTTCGATAACGATCAGTCCCCATGTTATGTTCAAGAGCGTTTGTTGTTGCGTCAACAAAGCCTCTTTCGTGGGGATTAGTTTCTTGACCAGTTGCAGGAACCGGAGCGACTTGAATCACTTCGTTCTTGAATATCTTAACATGGAGCTTAGCTCTCATGTGTTCGCCAGTTTCAGGGAAATATGGCTCAACTCTTTCAACAACGCTGACAACGGTATTACCGTCGCCGTCAACTGTTGTGTAAGGGAGTTCATACTCGTCTTGCATGCAGTAAACATTATCATTCACTGCAACGTCAATAACCTTCTCCCTGGTTCCTTTCTGATATTGAGAGGGAAACTCAATGCGTTCAACAGGCTCGTTGCCTGTAACTTCATGAGCAGGGACTTCGGTTATTTCACCAATTTCAGGAAGAACGGCTGTCTCTGGCATTTCAGCCTCCGGCGACTAGCTTGATAGGAAGAAACAAAACTTCTTCTGCGGTTGGATCAAATTTATCCATTGGAGCGCCTTGCTTACCATCTCCACCGACTCGATAAGCGCTAAGGCCCTCTTTGATAAATTGATCAAACATTCGACCGGCTTCAGCAATATCTCCCATGCTCATTCTGTTCCAAACAAGGCGCTTATCGCCTTCTCTTTGGTCAAGAATACGGAAAATGCCAAAGCCCTTATTACCTTCGATAAGAGCAAACTCTTTATCGTCAGGAGCCTGTAGGCCTGTTTCAAGCTTGCAGAGTGGACGAGCCTTTGAGAATGGAGAAAAATCAATAATAGTTGCTGCGGTCTGCGTCATACTCTGTCTCCGAAAAATTCAACCCAATGACTGATATCTTTGCCAACTTGGTCTGGCTTTGTTACAACAACAGCATCTCTTTCATTTGTTGAACCTGCTCTGTCTTTCATCTGAATAGTTCGAGCATTCCAAGTAAATGAGGACTTAGGAGCATATATCTCGTCAACAGGTTTACCGCTGTATCGACGGTCTTCAACGATTTTGCCGTCTTCAACCCGTCGTTGATGATCGTGTTTGCAATTAGGACAAATGATCTTATGAACACCGTTGAGTCCCATGTTCATTTTGATCATAAAGTATCCGCCGCATCCACCACCGGATTTAGTGCAGTAGAATTCTTGTACAACTCTCGACATATTCCTGTTTACCTCTATTGAAACAACAAGACCGCCGCTAAGCGGTCTTGTTGTGTTATTTAGTCAACGCGCTCAGCAGAGAAGGAGTGAAGAGCCGTATTCTTGGCAAAAGTGTACCAAGTATTTTCTTCACCAACCAGAGAAGCATGCTCGTCATGACAAATTTCAAAGTTGCGAGCATAAATTCCGCTACGAGCAAAGATTACTTCGCCAGAAAAGAAATAATGGCGATTTGAGTCTTCGTCCTCAATCCCAAATGCAAGGCCAGAGATTTCACCATCTTTATTGTCTGCGAACATAAGGGTATCAGGAGAGTAGCGGTCAGGAACCTGCTTCTGATTCTTGACAGGAATAGCGAACCATTCGCCCTGACGGAGAACGCCCTTTAGTCCGCGAGCAGAAGCGGGCATAAGCGAAACGTAGGCGCTTGGAATATCCTTCGGATTATCAGCAAGAACGCAACCAAAATAGGTTCCCTCGTCCTGCCCGAGAATGTAACTTTCCTTGCCGTTTCTCAAAAGAACGGTTGAAGACTTATGCCATTCAATCGGATTGCTGTCAATCAAAGAGAAACCAGCTTCGGGAGGAGTCTGGTTAGCTGCCCAAATGTCAAATCTAAACTTGGACGACTTGCGAGCATTGCTGCAAGCGGTTCGCAAAGCTTTGCTTGCTTCTTTTCTCTGCTCAGGAGTGAAGTCAACAACCTTCAGCTTCGCCTTGCGAATAGTTTCGTTTGCCGCGCTCTCGTCAAGAACCTTCTTAGCAATAAGATTGCCAAGGCAGTTGAAGCTCAAAGTTGGATGTTCGTCAAACTGACCAGACGAAACAAACTCATGCTCGTTGTTTGCATTTTCGTCAGCGTTGATTAGGAGATGGCCGTCAACAAGAAGAGCGCCGATAGTGTCGAAGTGGGGAATAAAATCAGTATCGTCAATGAACCAGTCATTATCGCCAACAGAATCCTGGCTTTCATTGAAATAGTCACGAGCATTAACCGAAAGACAATGGAAAGGCAGTCCATATTCAGGACTGAATCTTGTTACGAATCTTGTTACTTCGCCAGTTTCGGGATTGATTGCAAGGAGAAAGCAGTCGTAACTGCAAACTCCATCAACGGCTCTTGTTTTCGAAGAATCACAAAGATCAACACAAACAAGATGAAGGCCTTCAAAAGTGACAGGGGACTTTCCTGTTTTGAGGTAATCATCAACTCCTGGCATGGCGTCAATGATGTCGTCTTCGCTTGGGCGCTGAGCTTTTGGATTCTTCGCAACAGAGGTAATCTCATAAGGCTTGTTGAGAGTACCCTTAAAAGGAACGATAAATCGCTCCTTGAATTCGTTGATGCGGGTTTGAGAAACGGAAGATTTTTTGTTTAAAGTGGTTGTCATTTGAGATTCCTTGTATCTAGAACTTATTTCGGAGCTACAGTAACGCTTATTGCGACTTTCTTTTCGATTACTGGTCTATTTGCATGAAGAGGGACGAATTTTTCGTCTTTCAACGTTTTATACTCAATCGCTTGTTCCCATTTTTCACGATTGGCATAAACTTCATAACTCCATGTTTCTTCTGTTGAGGCTGGATATCCATGACCGGGATTAGTTCTTGATCGCTCGTCCCCAGGGATATAGATAGTTCTTGAACAAAGAATGGCGAAGTGTTCACCAGTAGGAATGTCTTCTGGTTGAGAAGCAAACTTTTGAGGATATGCAAACCTGGGAGACATGGTTATTTTCCGCTAACAAAGGCGTCAATCTTTTCAAACGTGTCACCAAAAGAGAGCGGCTCCAGCGAGACGGAAACATCAACTTTACCGCCTACAATAACCTTCTCAAAAAAGGCGGTAAGATAATTTCCTGCGCCATCATGCCCCGTTATAACCAAAGGAGTTGAGAACCCGCTTTCTTTGGCTTGCTTCCAGTTTTGGTAAAAATAGGCGACAGGACAAGCAAACTTTTTGCCATTTGCGTCGTCATGAAGATGGACTTCTCCTTTATTTTCATGAATGCGGAGTCTTGTGATTGGTGTTGAACCAATCTTAGGCGTTGCCGCTGGCGGGGGAGTCAAGATTTTTTCGTTCGTTCCACCCATTTTCTTCTCCTGGTTTTGGAAGCTGATCAAGAGTAGGTTTACCAGCATACTCCCAATCGCCATGAATTCTTTCACTAAAACCTTCGGTAAAGCAGCATTGAAACTCGCCATGCCAAGGTTGAGACTCATCGTATTGCAGATAATGACCGTTTTCAAGCTTTTTTGTGATTGTACGATATATGTACTCAACGTGCGTAAAGCTCTTGCCGTAAAAATCGACCCCTACTTCTTTTACAAGAGGGATTCTTACTCTAGCAGGTAATCCAAACTTGTCTGCTATTTGCTTAACGTTCATCTATTGAAGCCAGGAAATTTTCTTGGATAGATTGACGGTTCATGAAACTCGTTATTAACAATCCAATACGAGATTCCAACGTTGAGACCAATAGTGAATAGGAAGGTTAGAATTACCGCCCAAGTAGGCGGAGCGACATCTAGATAATCAAAATCCTTTTCAAACTCTTTTCGCTTCCAAAAAGTCGGGACAGCTTCTTCGATCCAGTCGAGAATGCTATCAAGTTCAACTCGCTTACCAATTTGATCATTAACAATGTTTCTTCCCTGAACATTGATTTCGCTATTGTCGCACCAAGAGAACGCATGCCCCCAAGTAACTTTGTAATCCTTATCAACGCCAACACAGATGACAAGTTCATTCATGTTACCGTTGATCCAGTAATTCTGTTGCGCATATCCAGCGTCTAGAGTTTGCTCTTTGAAGACGAGAAGCCAAACTCGAAGCTCTTTACTAGCCCCATAACGAGCATTGAAGACGGATAGCCGCCGTTCTGCTTGAGCAAAACCAGGAACATTATCGCCCAAGACAGAAGGTATTACCCATTTATCAACAATAGAGGGGTAATCGTAAAGGCCTAATCTTTTGACATCTTCTTCTTTGACGGGTTGCAGCTTAAATACTGATCTTGAAACGGCAACTTTGTTTTCATAAGAATGAACGCTGCTAATAACCTCCATATCCTCGTTTCTGTTGTTGAACAGAACGTTGTATCTGTCGCCGTCTTTGTTATAAAAATTCCGGTTCAGTTCTTCAAAAGACTCATTACCCCAACGACGAACAAAGTCTTTGTATTCTGAAGAACTAATGCTGTAGCTTTCTCCGTTGCTACCGCATGCAGACCAGCTAGGAGGATGTTCATCAATACGAGATTTACGAACGGTTTTGTATTTCGTTCTTGAATGTCTTTTGCCGTCAGAACCCGTATATTTCTCGGTTCCGTCAGCAACTCTAACATTGTAATAGACTTTTTCATTCCATGCTTCTGTATAACTAGCTTTAGTAATCCAGCCAGTCCAGTATTCGTCCCTGCTTGCTTGAAAAAAGGACGTAGTAAAATGCATTAGCAGCGCAAAGACAAATGAGCCGCCAAATGGGATAAAAAACTCCCACCACTTGGTCTTATGCTGGAACTTGAACCACAAAACTATTGCAGTAATGAAGGGGACAAGCATTGCTAGGAAAATGAGCATATTTCAATCCACTTTCTTTCAATCTAATCAACCCTTCCAAAACAACAGTCTCGCCGATTCCGCCGAGGCTGTTGTGAAGTTTACTTGTTCGGCTTAAACAAATCGGTATCGTCGTCCTTGCCAGTTTGGAATGCGTTGTCTGTTCTAGTTGAAGTCACAAGCTGAATTGCCAGTTCTTTTCGACCCAAAAAGCCAAGATACATAGAAGAAGGGAATCGGCGGAAGAGGCGGGTATGCTCCGCATGAATATCAATAAGAGTCTTCTGCTCTCGCTCAAAGTCTCGACGATTCGCCTCGATGCTTGTCATAAGCTGTTTAAAGAGGCTTGAATCGAAGTTTGGATTAGATTCCTTGACAAACTTGATCAGTTTGGCTTGTCCGTCAGGATTCCGAGCGTCCATGATATCCTTATAGATACCACGGAAGCTTTCCTGATACTTGTCAGTAACGCCAGCTTGCTGCTGAATCGTTTTCCAAACTCGGTCATAAACGACCTGATTGGCTTTCTGCGAAGCCTCAACGCTGGTTCTCAGGTCGGCCTCGTTATTGCCATAGCTAATAAGAGGGACCACCACCATGAAGATGGCGACAAAAGCGAGAACACCAAGAACGATCCATCCTTTGTACTTCATTTACTGCTTCCTTATCCAACAGGGGTTAGGAGTTTCGGACTGAAATGGAAGATTGAGTCTTCCCCGATCTGGACTTCCTTGTCTTCCTTTGCGCGAGTTTCGTCAAGGACTCGGTTGCCTTGACTGTCCTTGATTATAGGCGCAGTATAGGTTGTGGCAAGAGCCTTACCGTCTCTTGAGTAAGAAAGCATGATCGAAAAGCCCTCAATAGACGAAGGCATTTCCCGAACGCTGCCATATTTCTCTAGATTCTTGCTATAGTCTTCAATTGTCTTTTCTTCTGTGTACCAACACTCGCAGATCTGAACGACAGCGATAGGTTTGAATTCAGCGCATGCTCTTTGAATAAGAGAAGCGATAAGATTCTTGCTTGGCAATCTCTGGTATAGAAAACTTGGAATGTCAACAATTTGATTATCTTTCAAAACGAGCTTAAAGAGCATTGGTAGTTCTTCCTTAGAAACTTTGAGATATGACTTCATGGTTTCAACTGAAGAACTAATAATGTTTTTGAAAAGCTCTGTATGTTTCTTTGTTGGGTCCAACATATTACACCCCGATTGTTTCAGGTTCAGTTTCTTCGACTTCCTGAGCAACAGGAGAAGCAGCAACAGCTTCGTCTCCGTCGCTAAGCTTCATGATTCGAACGCCATTAGTGCCTCTGTGAGTAATGCGGATTGAATCAGCGGGAATGCGAATCATCTGTCCCTGTTTGGTAATAAACACAATGTCTTTACCGTTCTTGACAGGAATGACTCCAACGCTTTTTCCTGTCTTGGACTCGATATTCATATCAATGCGACCCTTGCCGCCTCTGGATTGTTGATGAATCTTTCCTCCGTCAACGGGAGCCACAAGATACTCGTCTACGTCGGTTCTCTTACCAAACCCCTTATTGGTAAAAGTCATCATTGTAAGTCCGCTTTCGCTTGTTACAGTATGACCTTCGTTGTCAAACTTCATGGGTACAACGATCCCGCCAACAACATAATCGCTTGTTCCCAATTTCATACTTGTAACACCAAGCGAAGAGCGACCGCCAATGCGAACCTCAAGTTCGCTAAATCGAATAGACAGGCCTTCATGAGTAACAAGAAGCAGGTCGTCAATCCCCTTTGATGGAAGAACCGCAATTATCTTGTCGCCGTCCTTGACTTTCGTTGCAATGACTCCGCCGCGATTGATACTGGCGTATTGCTTCAAAGCGGCTCTCTTCACAAGACCATTGCGGCTAATGAAGTTCAAGAAAACATGCTGCTTTCCCAGTCCCTTGATAGGAAGGTAAGCGCAGATCTTTTCTCCGTCTTTTAGATTGATGAAATTAATGATCGGGCGGCCTCTGGCGGTTCTGCTGGCTTCGGGAAGCTCGTAGACCTTGATAGCGAACGCTCTACCAGTGTCGGTAAAGCAAAGCAGGTCGTCGTGCGTGGAAGCAGAGAACATAGACTGCATATAAAGATCTTCTCCGGTGTTACCAGAGTTGACTCCAACGCCGCCGCGACCGCGCTGACGGTATTCCTTGAGAGGAACCCGCTTAATGCAATCGTCAGTCGTAATGCAAACAACAACGTCTTCGACCGGAATCAGGTCTGCATGGCTAAGATTCGTAACTTCGCCAGAAATTTCCGTTCTACGCTCGTCGCCAAGTCGCTGAGCAAGTTCTTTCTGTTCCTGAACGATAATCTTCATGATTTCGTTCCGGTCGCCAAGAATCTTGCGAAGATACGCAACTCGATCTTCTTTCTTCTTCTTTTCGTCGTTCAGCGCGTTCTGCTCAAGCTTCGTCAGCTTGGCAAGCGTAATAGCAAGAACAGCCTTCGCTTGGCGCTCGGTTCGAACGATCTTAGCTTCGATAAGCTTTTGACCAGCAACTTCAGGATTCTCGCTTGCGCGAATAATCTTGATTGCCTCGTCAATTCGTGTCGCAACAGAAATCAAACCCTCAAGAACCTCAATACGATCAAGAGAGTCAGAAAGCTCGGCGTTGAACTTATTCGTCAGAACCTTCTCTCTGTGATCAATGAAGGCCTTGATCAAGAGAGTGATAGGAGCCTGAGCGTGAAGCTTCCCGTCAACAAGAACAGTTGAGTTGACGGAATAGGTTGCTCTGAGGCAGGTATGCGAGAGAATCTGATTGAGGATAACCTGCGTATTACCGTTACGGCCAATCTCAACAACAACTCTCGTTCCGATCTTGTTGGAAGAGTAGTTGGCGATATCAGAAAGACCGCTAATCTTGCCTTTCTCAACAAGGTCTTTGACTTCTTCTCGGAACTTTTCAGGAGCGCCGCCCTCAGGGAACTTAGTGATAATGATCTTATCATTACCCTTGGAGTCTTCCTCAATCTCGTAAATTCCTTCAATCTTGAGGGAACCTCGACCAGTTTGGTAATACTCAAGAACGCCGTCCTGTCCAAGAAGCTTACCGCCAGTTGGGAAGTCAGGACCGGGCATGATCTTGAGAACGTCGAGAGGAGTCATATTGGGGTTAGCAATAAACGCCTCAAAAACGTTTGCCAATTCTCGAAGATTGTGGGACGGGATATTGGTTGCATAACCAACGGCAATACCAGAACAGCCGTTAGCAAGCAAGTTCGGAAGCATTGCGGGAAGAACCGTTGGCTCGGTTCTCGAATCGTCATAGTTGCTCTTGTAGGGAACAACTCGATCAGAAAGGTCTTCGAGCAACGCTGCGCCAGCATGGGAGAGCCTTGCTTCTGTATAACGGTCAGCAGCGGGCGGGTCACCGTCAACTGAGCCGAAGTTACCTTGCGACTCAATGAGGGTTGTTCGCATGGTCCAAGGCTGCGCCATACCAACAAGCGTTCCATAAAGAGCGAGATTGCCGTGAGGATGGTAGTTACCCATCGTTTCACCAACAATCTTGGCGCACTTCATATGCTTCTTGCCAGGACTCAGACCAAGCTGGTCCATCGCAAAAAGAATACGCCGCTGCGAAGGCTTCAAGCCGTCGCGAGCGTCAGGGATCGCTCGGTCTTCGATGACCTTATACGCATAGCGAGTGAAAGATCCGTCAAGAACCTGAAAGAACTCTTCTTTCAGGACAATATCAGGAGCTTCCGGTTCAATAGGTTGATTCTTTTTCTTCGACATCTATCAATCCTTGATTGGGACAAGTCTGTTATTGACATTGTTTGTAATATGCTGACGACGAAGCTGTACGTTCTTACCCATGAGAACAGTAAGAATGCGCTCTGCTTCCGCTGCGTCGTCCATAGTGACCTGCAAGAGCCTTCTCTTACCCTTGCGCATGGTCGTCTCAGCAAGCTGTTCAGCTTCCATTTCACCAAGACCCTTGAACCGCTTGATATCAGGTTTTGAACTAAGCTTAGCCAGGTTTTCCTGTAACTCGGTATCGCTCCAACAGTAAATCGGGTCGCCTTTTTTCTCAATCATGTAGAGCGGAGCCTGAGCAATATAGACATGACCGTGATCGATCAACGGACGCATGAAACGATAGAAGAAAGTCAACAGGAGAGTGCGGATATGATATCCGTCGTCGTCGGCGTCCGACATGATGATGATTTTGCCATACTTCAACTTGCTAAGATCAAACTGGTCTCTTACACCAGTACCAATACAAAGCATAAGGTTGATTATTTCGTCGTTCTTGAAAAGGTCGTTCAACGTACACTTCTCGGCGTTGATGATCTTGCCTTTATTAGACAAGATTGCCTGAACTTCGCTATCTCTTCCGCCGCTAGCAGAACCAGCAGCCGAATCACCCTCGACGATGAAAAGCTCATTAACTTTTGTATCTCCGCTACGACAGTCTCGGAGTTTGCCAGGGATTCTACCGCTGCTTCCCAGGAAGCTTTTCTTCTTGAGGGCAGAAGCTGCGTCTTTAGCCGCTTTTCTTGCTCGTTGAGCAAGTTGCGCTCTCTCGAAGATTTTGGAAAGAACCTTGGGATTACGATCCAGGTAGTCTGACAAGATTTCGGAAGTTATATTACTAACAACAGCCTCAGCCTCAACGGTTCCAAGTTTAGCCTTTGTTTGACCAACAAACTGAGGCTGGGGAAGACGAATGCTTACAATAGCATTCAAGCCTTCCTGAATGTCTCGGCCTTCAAGCGGGTCGTCCTTATCTTTCAACAAACCAGCAGCCGACGAAAGTTTGTTGATGGTTCTTGTAAGAGAAGCTCTGAAACCTGAAAGATGCGTGCCGCCGTCAGTTGTATAGATGTTGTTGGCGTAAGAGAGAATAAGGCTATCGTCTTCGTCGGTCCAAGAGACAGCAATTTCGACCTGCATTCCGTCAGAGTTCTTTTGTCCGTAAATCGGAACGTCAGGATAAATTCCGTTCTTGTTCTGAAGAAGATAGAGAACGTAATCGCCGATGCCTCCGTCAAACTTGAAATCCTGCTTCGTTCCTGTTGCTTTGTTTTCAAAAGCAATTCGCAGACCTCTGTTGAGGAAGGCGGTTTCTCTCAACCTGCGAATAATGTCATTCTCGTCAAGCTTGACGCCATGTTTGAAGATCTGGATATCGGCGCGCCAGATTGACTTCGTACCAGTTGGCTTTTCGCCCTTTTCGAGCTTGCGAACCTTCTTGACATCTCCAAGCGGCTCGCCTCGGCTATATTCCTGACGGTAGAGGCTACCGTCTCGATGAACCTCAACAGTCATCTTATCAGACAAAGCGTTTACGCAAGAAGCGCCAACGCCATGCAAACCACCAGAAGCAACATATCCGCTGGAATCGGAAGTCATCTTTCCGCCAGCATGAAGGACGGTCATTGCAACTTCCAGCGAAGACTTATGCTCCGTTGGATGCATGTCAACAGGAATGCCTCGCCCGTCGTCTTCTACAGAGATTGTTTCTCCGTCAGCCTCAATCGTGACATGGATGTTTTTTGCATGCCCCGCCATTGCTTCGTCAACAGAGTTATCCAGGATTTCCCAGATAAGATGGTGAAGGCCTTTCTTATCGGTATCACCGATGTACATCGCGGGACGCCAACGCACCCCCTCTAAACCCTTAAGGACTTTGATTTGATTTCCAGAATATCCGCTTGATTGAGTCATTTCAATAAACCTTTAGAACGTAGATAAGCTTCAAATTCCTGCTTATCATAGTGCCTGTTCTTTTTCATATTAACGCCCTTATCGAGTGGTTGAAGATTTTCAAGGGCGCAAATAATTTTTGGATCTTTTATCCCATAATCTAAAAAAGCCTTGACTGGAAAAACATGATCAACATGATAGCTGATTTTGTCTGATAATTTTTCCCAGTTGGGATGATTCAGTATATAAGTTTTGAGGTCATTCCAATCATACCCAAGTATTGCCTTGATTTCATCGCTAGTCTTCTTATTTCTTCCTGAAACACCACCTCGAAGACAATTGCGCCATGCTCTCCATATCTTACCATTTTGCTTGACTGCTTCTCTATCAGGATTCCAGTTAGGATTATTTGTTCCACTGTTGTTTATCGCAGCACATTTTGAACATCCATACCCGCAATCTTTGAATCTGGTAAGATTTGTTTTGTAGAGATGCCCCCTGGGACATAATGCTTCAAAGATTTGTCTTCCATGAGAATGATGATCGGTAAGCAGTTGGTAGCCTCTAGAAGAGAAAACCTGCCGTATTTCTTCAATCGGCGTTAGCCTCTCTTCTCTTTGTTTTTGATGATAGCATTCGATACATCGTCGTCCGCTTCGGAAGTCTGCGTATGTAGTCTTTTTCTCGTGTCCTTTGGTACATACGCATTCCAATTTTGTCTTGCTGTTGATGTATTCTGTTGAAAGCAGCCTGTATCCTGCTTCCTCAAAAACCCGCTTTACCTCTTCAAAAGTCTTTCGTGTTGTTTTTCCCATACCCGGTTATCGACCAATTTCGATTTTGACAACAATCAGGTCGATGGCGAACAGCTTCAAGCCCTTTGAGGACTTGGATTTTCGCTCCAGTATAGCTTGTACCTGTCTGGTCTGTTGTCATTGCCGTTTCCTTGGTTTCCGTACAAATAGAGAACTCTGCGAAAGTTTAGTTCTCCGCAGCAATCATAGGGGGCTGAATCGCCTCTTTTCGTTTTTGGTGGTTCTTTTAGACTTCAAACCCTACGAGTGACTAAATCTTACTCGCAGCTTTTTTCTTTTTTCAAAGAATACAAGACAATCATCGACGGTTAGTGGTTTGGTTTTAGTAACAACACTAGAAGTTTTTGGCGAACTTGCTTGTTCACAAAAAGCATTTGGAACTATTTCGCTAATCCAGTTTTTGCAAGAATATGCGTCAACAAAAAAACCAGTAATTGGGCACTCAAGAGTAAGCGCTCGAATAACTCCAATAAGTTCTAGTTGCCCAAAATTATCGATAAAGACACCTCCACCAGAATCGCCAGGACCAAAAATGCCCTCCCCTTTGATGGACTGTTTTGAAACCGGATCTCGAAGATAAAAGAAATACTCAGTTTCAATTTGTATTGTTGAATCCTGTATGTAAATGGAGTTCACCAAGCCCATAATTGTGTTTTTGAATATTCGTTTTTCGCCGTAATCAATATCCCAATCTATGCTATTATATTTGGCGTTTGACGAGCTTCTACCAAAACCCGCTCCGTAGAAATCTCTGTTAACAAGATTGTTTGACGCATGAATCTTGATTGCTTTTGGACATTTTCCATTAATTTTCAGAATAGCAATATCGTTTGGATTATTGGCATAAATTTTCTCAATAGTATAAACAATATTGTCTAATATAAATATGAAGTTTGACGGGTCAAGGACCATGCCGTCTGAGCGATTGTTATGAGTAATAACATGCCTTGATGTTAAAATAAAAGAACCGTCGCCAATGACGGTTCCAGATCCGCAAGAATAGTTGTTTATGTTTATGAGGCTCCCAACAAAAGGAAAGTCTTGCGCTGTCTTATCTTTTTGATCAAGAGGAACAATGATTACGCTAGCGTTGGCGGCAATAACTGTCGTCAGGTACGTTAGCAGACTAGTTAAGAGACATAAGATCGGCCTCATAAGTATCACCTGCTTTTGAAATAGTTAAGAACTACTTCAAAGATTTCGCAGGTGTACTTATTTTCTCCTTCTTATATGTTGTTTATTTCATTCCACTCTTGTAAGGCAAGCTCGGCAGCTTTGGCAACAAGCTTTTCAGGAGGGGTTTTATACCAACCAGAACAGCTAAAGCTGTTAATCTCGATAAGGCTGACTTGCTCGTTTTTATAGCCGCCAATGCCTATATCCATAGCAAAAATCTCGTCAGGTCGCCATTCTACCTCGTCTAGAACAGTTTGGGCAAACTTTATTGCCATAGAAGAATATTTCTCTTCTGAAGATAAATACATTGGTTCGGTCTTGTAGTCGCCGTTCTGGTCATAATACATCGACCCGCCAAGAATCTTCTTACCAGAGCAGAATATGCGGAACTCTGAGTTTATCTGTCTAAACGGGCCTATAACAACCGGGAGTTCGGGCTTGCCATATTGGTCTTGATGTTTGATTAGATCTCCGTAGTTGAGTTCTTGCCCAGTAAAGTTCTTTGCTCCTGAGCAAGGTCTAATAAAGAGCCTTCCATGTTTGAGTTGTAGATCGTTGAAGTGCCTTTTCACTTCATTGAGAGGCATGATACGATAATCGTCATTCCAAAGGTATTTGCCGAAATGAGCATAATATGTCATGCAATCGAAGTTGGCAAAGTTTGCAAAAGAGCCTGGTATCCAAGGCTTTTGTCTTTGAATCTGTCGAATCAAATTGATAGAGCCAAGGACAATAACGCAGTCCTTGTCGTCAAATTGATTGTATTCACCGCTTTCAAATGGCTTATAACGGACTGTCTCAACAATCATGCCTTGCCGACGAATCTCGTCAACAATGGGTTGTATATCTTCCGAGAAAGTGCCTTCTTCTATAAGCCACTTAACTATTGTTTTTGGACGGTTTCTGTACTCTTCCAAAGCTTTCATTCCGCCGGAATAAAAAGCTTCAGCCTCTTTTTCGCTAAGAGAAGTGCAAAAACTGCATGGAGGATTTATATGACAAGAACAGCCGTCCATTGAGTTTCCTTACAGGTCAGAATCGTCTCTGGGAAGAGGCGAAAAGGTTACATTTTCTTTATCAACAACAATACCAACTTTGTTGGGCCACTCAAACTTTCGTTTTTGACGATTCTTGATTGCGGACAAAACTTGTTCAATCATGAAACTATTGATTAAATCATGTTGAGGTTGAATTGTGTGGAGCTTTGCTGTTCTGTCAAATGCGTCTCGAAGACATTCATAAACAACAATATCTTTTGCCACTCTAAGAGTATCAACAGGAATAGAAATGAACCAGGGGCCTTTGAAATCTTCGTCTCTATCAAAAGAGTCTTTCTGAAATCTCTTTAGACGGTACGCTTCATCTTCAACAACCTTTTGAGCGGAATCAACCGTTCGGGCACAGTTGTTTGACAGCGCAGCAGCATTAGGAAAAAGACTCTTCAAAACAGGAATAACATCATGACGAATTTTGTTGCGAGTGTAGTGAGTATCTTTGTTTGTCTGGTCCTCGTTATAAGGAATCTTATTGAGGTTACAGATGTCGTATGCTTCCTGCTTTGTAATACGAAGCATAGGGCGAACGTATGTTATAATATGATACTTCCGATTATCTGCATATTCAAGAGTCTCAGAGATACCAGAAAGTCCTCTCAAACCAGAACCTCTACAAAGCTTCATAAGAATAGTTTCTAACTGATCGTCAGCGTGATGACCAGTTAGAACATATTTGATATTCTTTTTTATTGCTTCGGAAAAGATATCAAAGTGCCGTCTATCTCTGTATTCGGCTTCAGTTGACGGAGGATTATTGCCTTTCAAATTAACATTGACTTGAGAAAACGAAATAGAACTAGCTTCGCAATAAGACTTTACCAGGTCTCTATCCTTTGAAGCCTCTTTAAGAGGCCTCATATCATGAAGAGCATGGACAACATGAAGCGGGTAACCTGCTTTTTGCGCGCAAAAAAGCAGGGCCATAGAATCGGCCCCGCCTGAGCAACAAACAAGAAGAGTTTGAGACTTATCAGGAATCAGTCGTCTCAAAGAGGCCAAAACTGTGTTGATCGCTTCTTTTGGTTCGCTCATTAGATTCGCCTTTGAGTACAAGACTCGCCCTACAGATAGTCTCAGGAAAAGAATATCCAAGAGCTATTTCTTTCATATTCAAGAAATCAACTTCTCTTCTTTCTTCTTCTCCAAACAAAAGAGGTTGTTCAATCCCTTTCCTGTACGCAATCCAAGCAACAGAGTTGCGCACTTTGACAATGATTATAGATTCAAAGAGCTTCACTTTCTCGGCAACTTTCCAAGCTTCTTCAATGTCGGAAGAATATGGAGGAGGAAAAAGTTCGCAGGGTTCCTGCTCCATAATCATGTCATGAACCATTAGATTGATTTCAGAATTGTTATGAGGGATGTGCATGGTCTTCCTTTCGAATTTCTCTTCCGTCTAAATGAGCAATTTTACCAGTAAACTTTGTTATTGAAATTTGATGCATTGCGCATATTAAGCAATGCAATTCAAGATAACCGTCCGCAAAAACATGAGGTCTATCTCCAATGACGATCTCCTTGATACCTTTCCTGGCGAGAAGCTTAAGACATTCATTACAAGGCAATCCCGTAACATACGCCTTGCAACCTTGTAGGCTTCTGTATTCTGCTGCCAAGATTGCATTAGCTTCTGAATGAACAATATGCTGATACTTATAAGGCCTTGTATTTGGCATAGACTCGTCAACAGCGCCTTGCAACCAGCCGTTATAGCCCGTTGAAACAACGCTGTTGTTTTGGTCAACGATTACGCAACCATGCTGCGTTTGAGAGTCTGGCGATCTCATGGCAACAAGAAACGCAAGAGACATAAAATAAGAATCCCAGCTTAGACGCTCGTATTCTTTATTTCTGTTCTCTTCGATTGCGGGAAATCCCGTCTTATCCTGGATTCTCGCTTTTGCGTCTTCCATAGAAATAGACGGGTCCATTGTTGTCATGCGCAAAGCTGCATTCAACATAATCTCTTTGAGTTCTATTTGATCCTTCTTCTTCATTAGCTGAGCTTCACCGAGTTGTAAATGTCTCTAATGTTTTGATGGAAGAAACGACCTTTTGACGGCGCAATAAGGAAGGCCGAATAGATAGCAGAAGGAACATCCGAATACTCGTAAACATCGTCGTCAAGGAACTTAACAGCAAGAGTATCATTATACTTGTCGTAAGAAATAGCCTTGATGTTACTGCTTACAACTGGCGTCCAACTCCTATTGTCAGAGTTGCTAGTTTGAGGCGTCCAACTCTGCTGACCGAAAACAGCAAAACCAGGATGAACAAGATGATTTGATGGATTGGATTGCGGAACGGAAGGCGGTTGACATACGCCTCCGCAACAGCCGCTAGAAGCTTGAGCCATTTGCGAATCAGGCGTTGAGAATGGATCGTTCTTTGCGTTCATGATATCATGAGCAAGCGACTCAGCCAAAATAGATACCATTCTAAGCTGATTGGCAAGGTATTTTGCGTCCTGATTCAAGAAGCCAACCTCTGCTTCATGTAAATAGTGGCGAATCTGAATCAAATTGGATGCTATTATTCTTGACATACTATTCCTTTCTTTACACGTTTCCGGGTTCTTTATGACGAGACAATACTTTGTCTACGATCTTATCGGTATCAGAATAAGCAATACACTCAAAACTCGGAACAAATAAAGTGAGCATACTTTTGATATATTCGTCCATCTTTTTTGCTTCTTCTGCCGTTTCGTAACGTCCTTTTGGGACATATGGACGATCTCCTCTTTCAAGAAACACATGAAGAGAGGGATAAGCTTTTTCAAACTCTTCAACCATGCTAACTAAGTTTTCCCAGCACGGGACGCTGTATTTTCTTGCATAAGCGCATTGCATTAGAAGCGGCGAGTCTGATACAATAATATCAACTCCGTTCCTTAGAGGAATCTCTTCCCTTCTCATTTGTTGGGCGCAAATATAAACTTGGTCAAAGCCCGTTGGTTTTCTGCCTTCCCAAGCCCAAGACTTTACATACTCTTGAACAAGCTCAACTTGAATATCAAGCTTTTCATGTATGATTTTATTCTTTAGTTTTGCGAATACGTCGCAAGCTGTTGTGGTTTTACCAAGGCCGGGGCCTCCGTAGAAATTGACTCGTCTAATCATGATTTCTTCCCTATTTTAGCTGCTTCTTTTTTACATTTATTTGCTTGCGATAACAAATAAGAAGCTCTTTGTAATAAGAAAGCCTTTTTAGTCGTCT